TCCACTGGACCGTCCACACCGGGCGGCACGTAGTCTCGCAAGTCAATCTTTCGCGCTTTCATTTTGCTCCTCGCGTTAGTCGGTGGTTGCGATGTCCGTGTCGATTCCAACGGGCTCTATCGCCGCGTCACTGGCGATTTTCCGCTGGTACTTTTGCACTTGCCCCCGTACCCATAAGCCGATTCGCCACTTCGCCCAATTCGCCTTGTTCAAAGCGGGGCCGATCTTTGCGACCTTCGCAGCGATAAGATCGTCCATTGTCTCTTGTGAGATTTCCTGGTTATCAACTTGGGCTTGCAGCCTATCAGTCAAACCTTGCAACTCGCGACGGTACGAATCCCATCCCTGATTTTCACATATCGCATCACGCACGGTTGCGAGCTTATCATCGGGGATTGTGAATGTGAAATCAGCCATGTTTCTCTCCTATCTGACTAGATGGATAGCAATGAAATTGAAGTCGCCATTGTTGTAGAAGGTCAATGCCGCACCGCTGTTCTGGTATACCCGGATGTCGAAGTAATCCGTAGTACCATTCAAGTAGATGATGAACGACCCTTGGCACTCCATGTAATTATCCGCACTACTATGATCCGTTTCCCGGCAAATCATGTGAGATTGTGCACCGTTCTTGTAGACGTTCCATTGAGCGATTTCTGTAGTTGCCCAAGTGGTCGTTGTGTCAAACAGATTACAGAATGAGACATGGTAATAACCGGGAGTGGAAGCCGTAAATTTCCAGGAGGCTCCGGTCGTGACACACGAATCCGTGTCGTGTACCTGATCTTCCCAATCGACTATTGTGAACGCAGCATTAGGAATAGATTGTGCTTGATTGGAGGTATATAGAGCAATGACCGCATCAGCGGCAAATTTCTTCTTGAAGTTTAGGAATGTGACTTTGTCATGGGCAGAACCCGTATCATCGTAGAAGCATAGTAGGTCTGCATCGGCTGGGGTGTCTGCCGTCAGGGAAGAATAGTCGAAGGTAAGTTCCGTACCTGAAATCTGTACTCCCTTCGTTGCTTGCAACCACTTACAAGCGGATTCGCCATCATCCCAAAATATGATCCGATCAGCACCGGGGTCTGCAAGCGATTCAATACCAAGGTGTGAAAGGGCAAAGGTCCGATCGCTTGAAATGTCACCACCACCTGTGAGCCCATCTCCCGCTGTGAGCGTGACCCCCGTATGATCGACGTGCTCGTTAGCATCGAAATCCGCAAACGAATCATGGGAAAGGTTGTAGATGTTGCTAGGTGTGCTGATCGTCAGATCATCCACCGTCACAGCGTAGGAAGTTGCACTTGACCCATCGGTAGCGTCCATCGTCCAAAAGGTGATCGCCCCGCTGCCATCGACCTTCGCGTGCCCCAACAACAGCAGATTAGAGCTACCCGTGATTTTTGCTTTGCCCCAATTCGCACCTGAAATGTCCGTGTCATATAGTGTGAGGCTAGGGGTTGCGTCGGCAACTACCACGTCACCGTCAAACGAGTAGGTAGATAGGCCGGTGAAGTCGATCTGGTCAGCGGCACTTGCTCCGACACAAATATCCAGTTCTCTAGCTGAATCGCCAGAGCGAAACCCCCGCACCCTAAATGATGGGGTTTCTCCTTCGGCACAACTAGAAAAGCATCGAATATCATCATGGGCTGGGTCTTGAAGCAACAGTTTTCCTGGACTACTCCCTTTTACCCGCACATAGCCAGCAACCCCACTTGATAGCAACTCAAGGTATTCAGTATCGTTTTCTTCGTAGAGGTAAAGTTTACCGTCGCCAGTCCCCTTGCCATGCACTTTTACGATTGTGTTTGTATCCGTTCCCTCATCCGTCTTGAGAATCAAACTGCCGTCGCTCCATTGGCAATAAGCATCAGTTCCATCATGTGACCACACAACCGTATCACTGTTTTGTGTGATCGTTAATGGACCGCCGCATCCAAGTGTGCCCGTGGTAGAGAAGTTATCGCTCGCGTTCGTCCAATCGATATGTTCCTGGCTGACGAACCCCGATAAACTATCATGATTGAGAGTTCCCTCGAAATTGGCAAAGGTGATCTTATTGTGATGCGTCCCCGTGTCATCATAGAAGCACAGGAGGTCATCGGCAGCTATCGTATCTGCGTCTAGTTCTGTGAAGTCCAGGGCGAATGAACGGCTGGTCGAAATGTCACCGCCCCCGCTCAAGCCTTCTCCAGCCGTTAGGGTGACTCCGCTGTGAGCAACGTGTTCATCGGCTACAAAGTTCGTAGTCGCATCGTGGTCTACGTCATCATCGGAATCATAGTACCCGTGGTCGTTCGTCCACATGGAGATATTGCCAGTGGCACCCGTAACGGCTCCACCAGTAACCGAGAACGTGCCGTCTGTCAGTGTCGTTGCAGTAACAGTTCCAGCGAACGAGTAGGTAGTGAGTCCACTTAAATCGACTTGATCGGCGGCACTCGCTCCAACAGAAACCGAGAATGTTCGCAGAGAATCTCCGCTGCGATAACCGCAAATTTCAAGTGCCCTCGTTTCTCCACTCGTTGCATCCTCAAACAACTTAACGTCTGCATGGGCTGGGCTTTGCACAACAACATCACCTGCTCCTGTCCCTGCCGTCTTTATATCTCCTCTCCCTGACCGGCCCTGAAGCGACATATAAACTGTGTCGTTCGCATCATACAGAAATATCTGCGCTGTGCCGCTACCCTTGCCATAAACTGCAAGGATTGTATTCGCACTCGTTCCTTCATCGGTTTGCAGCGTTAAGTACCCATCCGACCATTTAACATAAGGGTTTGTACCGTCGTGACTAACAACGACCGTATCACTGTTTTGGGTGATCGTCAGTGGCCCGCCACAATCCAAGGTTCCCGTGGTCAAGAAGTTGTCTGAGGCGTTCGTCCAGTCGATATGCTCATCAGCAACGTAGTTCTGTGCCGTGTCGTGATCCACAACGAAGTCCACATCGTTACTACCATCCTGGTAGGTGATCGTAATTCCAGTATGAGTACCTGTCGCATTGGAGACAAGATTCCCGGCATAGTCCTCCACTTGTTCCTGGGTGAGAGTAGCTGTGATATAGCCGCTGTCGTTGGTCCAAACCGAGATATCCCCTGTCATATTCGCGTTGGAAAAGACAGGCGAACTACCTGAAACTACACTTTGGTCTAGGAAGCTATGATCCGAACCGTCGCTGGTTCGGTGTGTCGTGTTGAGGTCGATCGCTGTGCGGTTTTCCGCAAGAGCCGTTTCGACTTCTTCCCCGGCGATAATGCCACCAGCATCGGCAATCGGAACATCGGCTGCACTCACTTGACTTGCACCCGTTCCCCAGTCAATATGCGTGTCCTTTACCGCGTCAGCAGCGTCCTGGATCGCCCCTGCTTGAGCGTAGGTAACACTGTGAGGGTTTGCCGTGTCTGATAGGTGCGAATCATAGTTGCTGTGATTGTAAGTCGATTCATGGGAAGCAACCGCTGCCGCTGCTGTTCCACTCGCATCAGCACCTACTTGTGTATAGGTTACACTGTGCGGATTCGACGTATTAGTAAGGTGGGAATTGTAGCTGCCGTGATCGTAGGTCGATTCGTGGCTTGCGACTTCTGCCGCCGCTGTTCCAGCCGCGTCGGCCCCCACCTGAGAGTAAGTAACGCTATGCGGATTTGAAGTGCTTCCAATGTGTGTGTCAATCTGTGCGTGAGTGTTGGAGCCTACGTTTTGGATTGCGGTATGGTCGATCGACCCCACGGTAAAGTGTTCATCGGCTGTAAAGTTTAGAAGTTGATCGTGGTCAAGTTTTGACTCGTCAATGCCAAGGGTCGCGTAGTCACCACCGTCTGTATAGGTTAGAGGATCAGCAACTCGCAACACACCGTCGCTACCAGCGGCACCTAGATAACCGGGAGTGGCACCAGCGTCAATACCGACTTTGCTGTTGCCCGTCGAGTGAGGGTCGGAGGTGGAGGCAATATGGTCGGCCACCAACTTCCAGTTGTCTTGGAACGCATTTCCAGCCGCCCCGGAAGGGTCATCGTTGTCGAGAACAGAGAAGTTCTTATAAGTCGTTAACGCAGTCATCCAAAATACTTCTCAAGAAGAAAACCTACCACGGTGCCAGCAAGGCCACAAACACCGGCACCCATCCACATCCAAACTTTCAAGCGAGTTATGTCACCCTTGAGGCCGCTCCTACCGTTGCCATACACTGTGACTTCCAAACTATCGAACCGTTTTGAACAGACAGGCTGCATCGCTTTGAAGGTTGCTTCTAAGCGAACCTGCCCCTCGTGGACGACCTGTATATCATTGCGTAAGACTTGTAATTCTTCGCTCAAGGCCATGCTGATCTCCCCATCAGTTAGGTTTCTTTGGCTTAAGAAGTATGGTCAACAGGTCATACCCATCCTTGGGTTCCCGCTTGATTTGCAATTCCTTGTCTCCCTTACCATGGATTGCATCGTCGATTTCCTTAGTCAACCTGTCTGCCCGCGAAGCAGCGGAGAGCCCTTGATTGACCATACTTCTTATTCTACCCTTTGCCATGAGTTTTCCTATCACATAACAAGATTGTAGGGGGTTGGAGGTAGGTGAAGACCTTCAACTTGGGGATGCCAGATTGCTGTCGAGGCGTAGACGCCGTATCCCAGCAACCGGCTGGACAGCGTGTCGTATCCCCAACCATCATCGCCCCAACCGGCTCCCCAGCTATTGTCATAGGCAACATACCACCGTCCATTCCGCCAAACGAGGGCACCACCACAAATCGCGTGACCACTTCGACCGTAGCTGATTGGCAAGTCCATCAACAGGCAGGATGCAAACTGTTCCACGGTGGTCAGCTTTACATACTCGCGAATGCGAAATTGCTTTGCGAACTCTTGCCATCCGTCCGGCCGTGGATTGCTACGCTGGGAGTACCCCACATCCTTGAGGACCATACTGCCAAACCGTTTACGATTTTCGGGGGTGTCGCTGGGAAGGAATCCAACATCACGGGCTTTGGTGATGTTGCAAGAGAGACTTGAACCGCTCCCGCTCGAGGAGGCACATAGCTGGTAGAGCGACATCGGCGAGAAGCTGATCCAAAAGGCTCGACCGTAAGATCGAGCAAAGGTGTACTCGAACCCCCGCGTCTGATTGTTAGAAGTACATGAACCTTCACCATCTTGGTCTTTGCGTGGGAGAGCTAGGCTCCGCAAGCTGTAGCCCTGCTTCTCGTCGAAAACTTCCTTCCAGTCATCCTCGGCGATGACCGAAATACCAGAAGCCTCGAAAGAAGTGGCCGCGATGATCTGGTCCCTTACCTCTGCTTCTTCCCAAACACACCCAAGTTCCCTACCGCAACGTCTGGCTTCTTTCTCGAAGTCAACGTCGACCCACTCAGGTTTTAGCTCTTGTGGAAATGCTCCAGCTACCATTGGATCAGCCTCCGTATTCTGTGACCTTGGCCTTGAGGTCTTGGATTGTCGACGGGCTCGGGCCGTGCCACAGGATTTGATGGGGCGGCTCGTTGTCGATTATGAACAGGGTCGGCGTCGGGTCGTCGTTCTTGCGGTAAGGTTCCCCCGTCTTCGGGTCCTTGCCCTGGATATATGGGACATAGGCCGCTTCCGGGGCATCGTCGTCCGCATCCTTCACAAGATGTTTGGGGAATAGCCCTTCCATCTGTTCCTTGCGGAGGCGAGTAATCAGGGAGGACCACCGTGCCGACACTTTCGGATCGCCTTCCGCTGGGGTTTTTTCCCTGAGGAAAAGGAGGTAGCGAGGCCCCTCGTTGGGAACCGGAGGCACCGGAGGGTCCGGCTCAGGTACCTCCTCAACCTGGATCGCATGAAAAGCCACGGGCAACGTGGCGAGGTCTTTGTTGGTACGATCGATTGCAAATACGAAGGTGACACCTTCCTTTTGTGGTTCAACCTCTACCTCGAGCGTAAGCTGAAAACCATCCGGCACGATTTTCATTCGCATCTCAACACCGAGAATCTCGTTCTCATGTTGGATTTGCACCTTACGCACTTCTGCAACAATGTTTGCAATCGTGGAGGAGGAATCGAGAACGAAGTTTGCTCCCTTGACCTCCAAGGCAATCGTCTCTCCTACTTCACATTGCGTCGGGCCGTCGATGGTGATTGCACCCTGTACCACCGTTGCAAGCGACAACAGCAACAGGACTGTGAGGAAGTGTTTCATTAGACTTGCTCCGTTAGCAGTCAACGTGATTGGAATGGTCAGAGGTCAGAGTAACGCAATGATGCTCATTATGATTTCCAGGATGCGTTGCCAGTTGTCGAGCAACCATTGTAGGATGTCCTGGAAACTCTTAGGCTGGACCCCATCGCAGGCCATTGCAAAGCCGATCTCCTCCGAGACTGCTTCGGCCACATCATTGTCACGCAAGCCCTTGCAAATCTTCTTGTAGTCTTCCCGGCTCAGTTCTCCGCTTCGCAGTTTCACTCTTGCTGCAAGGCGAACGGCCATACGACCCCGAAACGTGGTAACGTCCACGGTGGCGGGCTCCGCTTTGTCGTCCACCTTGATCACTTCGGCGGCTTGTGTTGTTGGAGGAACCACTGAACTCGAGATGAACAAGGTTCCTACTAGGATCGAAATTGCACAGAGGCACAACAGGCAGCTTTTTCCAAAACCTTTCATCGCATTGCTCCTTTCAAAAGGTCAACGTAAGTGTAAGTAACTCGCAGCACGGAGCCCCAGATAACATTCCAGGGCGACACGGTAGCCGATCCCTTGGCTATGAAGGGCCTCTCGGAATTCTGCATCGCACCAACTAACCTTATGCTTCAGCACGCGACACAAGTAGTCGTGGTAGATGCCAGACTCTAAGACCCGAAGTCTCGACGGTAAAAACCAGGCACACAGAACAGGGAAGCTAGGTCCATCTGATGTGAACCCTGCCGGGATGACGCACTGAGTACCATCGGGCCTCGTGTAGACCAGTTCCTTGATCAACTCCACACGACGATCCAGGTAGGCTCGCCAGGGGCTGAACCAACTCCTAGGAGAAGGCATGTCCAACAGCTTGAACTCACAAGTACCAAAACCAGGATTGATAATTGTACCGCTCATAATCAACCTATCGTTGGCAAGGAATTAGCAAACCGCATCAACAGATACTCGTAACGGTTGGTCTGGCCTTTTACGTCCAGACCAATCTTGCGTTGCTTGACTTGATAGAGGTCGCTATAGTTAGCGGAGTTAGTTGGGAAGTCAACTTCCTCACCTAACCACATGACGCTCTCGAGCGGGATGTCTTGAGCAGCGGCGACTTGAGCGTTGTAGGAAACCTTATTCCCTTGAGCATCCAAGCCTTCGACGGTATCGTACACCCATCGCACATCAATTTCATCAACAGCATCCACGGTGGGTTGGCCATCCCGGTCACACCCATTCGCTGCCCACAAGAGGGCTCTCTGTTTCAGATCATTAGTTTCGTGGGACATGGGTTAGTCTCGGTCTTCGAAGTCTGTTTGCTCACTGGGAGGCCGTCCCAACCACTGAACACTTGCTTTTGGACGGCCCCCTTCTTGCAACCCTTCCAAGTAGCCGGTAATGTCTAACAACAGAGCAGTTTGACCGTAGTCAGTAGAGTCCAACTTCCGGCTATACTGCCCCTGAAAACTGCCAGAGGCTCCAAGAGTACTCTTACTCGTGTACTGCTTGTCCGCCATACAAGTATAGAAGTGGGCTGCTAGACAAGCCTCAATTTGGAGTAGGTCAGCGGAAGTCAGTTCGCTGTCACTGTCAGCATCTTCTACCTTATCGGTAATGAGGGTAGCCACATCTATGAACGGCTGTATGTCAATATCAGTGTCATAGGTGGGAAGCTTTGCAGTAACTTCGATCTTCTTTACACGCTGGGACATGTAGCCCTCCTTTGGCTAGTCAGCTAGCCTTCGCACCGTGGGGCGTTTTCTTCTTACGACGAACTTTCCTCTTAGGCTTTTCAACCGGAGCCTCTTCGGGGTCTTCGACGAACGTATCCTCGGGCAGGTCCGGGGAAGCAAGAACATCGGGTGGATCTTCCTGGCCATCTTGTTGGAACGACTCAGGTAAGGGTTCGTCGCTAATGCGATAAAACCGCCGAGCTCCTGGACGATTGAACTTCTTGTCCAGTTCGCAAGCGGTTTCTATTGTATCCTTCCCCTCCTGGCCAGCATAGTAAATCCTATCCTCGCCAGTCTCGGGGTCTTTTTCGCAATGGATACCGTGGATTAGTCTGAAGGTTGGCATGATTTGCTCCTAGCGTGGTGGTCTTTCTTTGAGTGACTGAAAACACTTTTTACAGAGGATAACTGAACCCCCTGCCACAATCCAATCAGTAACTGGATTGTGACAGGAGGAACATCTCACACTTTTACGAAGTGGAGGCGTGGACAATGCCGGTTTTTTTGGTCGTGGTTGTACCGACATATTGGGACCTGATCTGGGGCACCTTGATACACATGATCTTGAACATGAGTTCAAGGCCACCCTTGCCCTCCCACTGAACGGTTGTCATCTCCATGCCGTTCACGGCACGGGCAACTTCCCCGGTCATTTGGATAAGGAGCAAGGAGGTAGTGTCGTCCCAACGGTCCAACTGGCGAACGTCTCTGATCCTGGGGATCTTCTTGAGACGGTCCCGGAGGGTCATGGAAGGATTGACGCCCAGACCATAGTTACTCCCGGCTGTAACCTGATAGGCGTAATCGTTGTCCATGTATTCCCCGAAGTCCTTCGAGTGGTAGAGCATGTAAGGACCGTAGAAGTTCTGGGCTTCTGCGAGACCAATCATGGCCAACACGTCGGTCAACGTGGAGTTGGGATTGCTACCCGTCGGGGCAGTCAGATCCGTCTTGGTGATCCGGTTGGGAGCGGTAATGTAGCCATAGATATACGGGTTGTCCCCGTAGTCACTGGCAGTACCGCCAAAGCTTACCGAAGACAAGTCCAACTCCCCGATGGTCATGTCTTCCACCTTTTCGGCAACGCGGCGAGCACACTGTTCGCCCATCGTTACGTCCAAGGGGGTTCCCCCGTTCCGGCTCACGGCGAGGCGACGTTCACTGAACGTAAAATCGCTGTGAGTGATGGGCAGGGGCAGACCTTCGAGCTGGTACTTGACCGAATCCGTGCGACCGGGGGTAGTACCCTCCATGTCGATGATCGCTTCGCCAGCGTCGGTCATAATCTCGTGTTCCAGCATGATTTTACCCATGCCGTTGAACCCTCCAAACGTATTGGAGGCCGCAAGATCATCCCACGCTCTGAGGCGATCTCGAGCAGCTTTGAGAACGGCCTTGTCCAACATCAACCAGTCGTCCTTACGGAGTGTGGTTGCGTTCCAGACAGGGCACCAGATCCCACGTTGCATCAGGTTGGAGACGAACTCCCGCCGATACACGGGGAACTGGACCGGTTCACCCGCTGCATTGCAGATGAGAGAACCGTCTCGGGTTTTCCTTGTTTCCGTACGACCCGTATTCAGGGTCACACAGACGCGGCCCTTACTGTCGAAGTAAGGACGACGCATTCCTGGATCGAAGCTTCTACCTGCGAACTTCATAACGCTCGGCCCGCCAGCTTCCACTTCCCCAGGAATATAGTTATCAACAAACATCTTTGATTTCCTCCAGGGTTCCTTGTTACAGGGTTCCTTGTTAGTGACCGGCGGACTAGTAGCCGGTGAACATTGACCAGGTCAATGTATCCGAACTGATCGCAGAGACCGTTTCCAGACACACGAACGGTTCGCTCTCGGGGGAGCCGGTTGTATGGATCAGCTTTCCCGAAGAATCGTCAACCATCAGAATGTCGCCGATTTTGAAGTTGTCACTCGTCCCCGCTACAGCCTTGTAGAGCATGTTCAGGGTTTCCCCTGGAAGCGGGAAGTAAACGAAGCAACGATCTCCGTTTACGTAGGCAGCAGTTTCCAAGCCCCCTTCGAGGTCCTTTGGGAGCAGAACAGCAATCATCCGCTGATTGCCATCGGCGTCGGCGTCGTACACTTCCCACGTGAATCGACCACCAACGTCAGCCGTCTCTTCCTTGATTTGGACCACTGTCCCGGGCTTGGGAGTACCACTGATGAAGCCTTCTTCACGAACACCACGAGGTTCCGCGGTGACAATGATTTGGGTTCCTTTTGCCATTTTGGTTCTCCGAAAATGTGATTGCTAGAGTATGTAAAGGTAGTAGAGGATGGTGGTGACGTTAAGCGGTCAACGGTGTCGGCAGCGGGAGGATTTCGTTCTGATCCTCCATGTCCTCGCTGTTGTCCACGGTGGCTGCCCCACCAGGGCTCCCGTAGTACACGGGGGCTCCCTGTGCGGGGACCAGGACCCCCGGTTGGGAGTCGGTCTGCTTAGGAGTAGCCTTACGGTTGCCCACCAGGAGAGCGATCGCTTCAAGCTGCTCTTGGCTGAGACGGTTCAAGGCTGGACTGACCTTTTTCACGGTCTCCTTGGACGCCCCTTCCAAAAGCTTGTTGAAGGTGGCTTGTCGCTGAGCCGCCTGAGCGTTCCGAGCGTAGGTGACCGCTTCGCGGATGCTCGGAGGAGCATTGCTGAGCCACTCCTCCTCGGACAACTCGTTGTCAACCGCTACTTCCTCCTCTTCCTCTTCATCATCCTTGACGCCTTTGGCCTTTCGTAAGGCTTCAGGCATCGCGTTGATGACAGCTTCCTGCTGTTCGATCGTAGCGTTGTTTGCCCGATCGATGTCGAGTTGCTGTGCTAAGCGACCGAGGGAATTGTCTTCCAACCCGTTCAGGGTGGCTCGGTCCTCTTCTTCCCAACAGCAACTATTTTCGATGAGATCCTCGATGATCTCAACCCTTTCCTCTGTGGACAGTTCCATACTAAAACCTCCTATGTGGTTGTGGTACTGTTCGTGAGAGTGATTGAACTTGTTCTTCGTTAAGTCGCCCCCCTTAGTAGCCCCTCCACGCAGGGCTACCCAAGTCTCTTTTCTTTTCCGTTTCCCCCACCCAAGAGTCGTAGTGTGAATTCTGACCTGATTCTTGTGCTTGTCTTCCCAAACACCTTTCCCCTTAGACTCGAATCCCCTCTTCCTAACGTACTTACTCACGGCTTTTTTGAGATTTGGACCACCAATCAAGGTGGTCCCACCTTTGAACGCTTCAGAAGGAAGGGAATCCACTTCCTCACCGCCAATTTTCAGCTTGCCACGGTGTTGAGCCGCACTTCGACCAGAAGCCCCAACTTTTTTCAGGATACTGCTGCGAAGATCCTTAGTCTTGGCAGGACCACTCCAGCTACCTTTGGGAATCTCAGGGGGCTTATAAGAAGTGTCCTTACCCTTACTCTTCTTTGAAGTACCTCCACCGCTTGCACCACTTCCACTATCGCCCGTATGCGGTGCCATTGAACCTCCAGCACCACCCCCAGACCCGAATCTACCTCGAGAATCTCTCGGCTGTCCTGGATTGTAGTTCTTGGTCTTCTTACGGTTGAGGGCCTGCTTACCCCCGAATGTGAAGTGGATATGCTTAGAAGCATCCTTCGAGCGAACGCTCACCCGCCAATCGCTCCTCCCTACAGGTCGGGGGCTAGTGACGGAAATGTCCTTCCGCTCGGCGAGTCTAGCATGGGCCTGTATTGCAGCAGAGCCTGACTTGCTGGCAGGAACTTTGATCTTGTGGAAGGTACTGCTTACCGTACCCTTCTTGTCCTTCCACCTAGTTCGCTTCGTACTCTCCACGGTACCACCCACCAGTAGAGCAACCGCATCAGCCGTAGCTGGAAGAGCTTTAGGCTTGGAGATGGACTTGCTTGAACCACCACCCCCTCCACCACCCCCAGAACCAAACCTTCCACGGCTGTCGCGTGGTTGACTTGGAGAGTAGTTCTCTGCAAGTTCAGCTAAGTGTTTCTGAGCACTAGCAGCGGCACGATGGGCCTCAGCAGCTTTCAGTTCACTCCCAAGAAGAGGACCGGGTTGTGATTTACTGGCAGCTTTTTCATGTGACGCTGCTATTTTCTTGTGGAGTTCCGCCGCTTTAGCGTGCTGACCATCCTTAGCCGCTTTCATAGCAGCCTTAGCCTCTTTTGAACTGCCAGTCTTACCAGATAGAATCCAAGCAGTACGAGACTTTTTGAGCCCGTCTCTGTAGCTAGAAGTAGTCCCCAAACCTTTCTTCTTTCGAAGACGGTCCAAACCAGCAGCTCCCCCTCCTCCGCCGCCTCCTCCGGAACCGAACCTACCCCTTGCGTCTCGAGGCTGATTTGGAGAGTAGTTAACGACACTAGATTCCCTCCAAAAGTCACCAGTGTAGTCACTCTTGTTCTTGCTGTCCTTTATTCCCTCCCTAACTTCCCGTTCATGGGCCTTCATTTTCCGTGTATGTTCACCAACAGCCCCGTGTAACGCTGCAAGCTTCTTCTTTGATTTGGTCTCATAGATTTCAAAGCTGGCTTTGTTAGCTCCTTGCCTGTGAATTTCCGCAGCTGCTTTATGGTCTGTTATACTCTGAGACTTCCAAGCCTTCTCTGATGCTCTTTCCCCCACTAAGCGATACGCTTTTGCTTCACTAAAGGACTGTTTGAGTTCCCCAACTTTTGCTTCCAGGGTAGCAATCGCTTTCTCCGCCTCTGCTTTTGGTCCACCCCCACCACCCCCACTCCCACCGCTACCACCACTCCCACCAGAACCAAATCTTCCTTGAGCATCTCTTGGTTGTGAGGAGGAATAGTTACGGGTAGATCGTTTAGATCGTTTGTTGAGCATAAGACCACACCCATCGGTTAGAGAGCAAGCACCAACCTGATCAGGCAGGATCGCAAGATGGTCAGGTCGGTAGTTACGGGCGATACTTATATAAGGGGTACCGTTGAAGTGAGCACCGTTAGCAGCGGGCTCGTCAGACACTTCAAGCCCCGTACTGATTTCCATCGGCCGCTCGTTTTCCAAAGCTAGAAGCACACGAGCATCAATGTTACGAACCCGTTCGAGGTCGAACCAGGCATCGGCGGTCAGCTTACCGTTAGCCCTTGCGTTCTTAAGGAACCCCACCCCCTGATCATCAAACGCATCACTACCCGTGCGATGGGGGTGTTTTGGATGGTAGACCAAGAGCGGAATCTTGTTCCAGTCTTCGGGGTTCCGGGCCACTTCTTCCTGAGGATAAAGCAGCGGCCCGCGACTACCGTTGAGAACACCTGGAACAATGAGAGTCACAGGGGCCACCAGATACTCCCGCCCGTTTAGCTGTTCGCGGCGGACGTGCCCTGTTGAGTAGTTGAGCGTAAGCGGGATGCGTTCCATGCCCCCAGCTTACGGCAAACGGGGGCAAAGGGGGGTAGTTTTTTGCAAGGTGTTACAGGGGGCAACAAGGGCCAAACAAGGGCCAAACAAGGCCCAAACAAGCCACCAGGGGCCGTTTGTGCCCTATTTACAGGGGTTTACCCTATTTACAGGGGTTTACTAGCAACCTTACCCATCTGTAGCTGTATTGTTTACCGAAGAACCGTGTCTCGATCGTGTGACCCTTTGGTTCCAGCCCTTTGCGGAGGCGGTAGATGTGTTGTTTGAGAGCGTTGCATCTGGCTGCATCATCTAAATATATAGTGTCGGGCAGACAGGTATACAACTCTTCGCGGGAATGGAATTCACCGTCAGACAAGACGTTCAGAATGGACTCTTCCGTAGGGCTTCCCTTACGCTTCATCAGACTATGCCCTTCGGCCGGTTCTTCTTTACTACACGGTCAGCCCCTACCCAAGTAGTCTTCTTTTTCTTTTGGGCGAGACTGTCCTTCTTGGCCCCCACTCTAGCGATGGACCGTTCGATAGCCTCCTGGATTTTGGCCTTCGAGCGAATCTGCCCCTTAGTGGATTCTCCCACGTTAGCAGGGGTAAAGGCACAACGACAGTTCGGGTGCCTTGGGATGAGGCCCCTAGCTTCTTTCGTGGTAAGCACAACTCCTTCCATCGCTCGACAAGCAGGGCATACTTCAAAGCCACTAGTGCTCCATTCGACGGCTACCCCTATTTCCTCAACGCCCATCTGCTCGAAGGCATCCAACTGCCCCTCTGCGTGGGCTCGAATGATTTCGGTCCGGGCGATAGTCAAGGCCCTGGACTGGATGCCCCGCTTCTTCGTACCGATACCCTGCTTCACCATACGACGGGCCATCGCATGAGGACCTTCACCTCGAGCCATCCCTTCTACGAGTTCTCGGGTAATCACCTGTGCCATGCGGTCAGTGATGCCCTTGAGTTCTGTGAAGACACGACCCGCCAGTAGTTGGAGTTTCTCCTTTGCTACTGGCTGGCCGAAGGCACTTTGAAGGAATTGTTGTTTTGTTCCACGGTAAAAGGCTTGCTGCTCTTTAGTCCACTTCACCCCTGCATAAGCTTTTGCCTTCGTCTCATCAAAGACGCGTCCAGCCCCTTGAGCATACCCCAAAGCAGCATACTTTTCCCAGTAAAGGTCGCTGAGGAGCATCTCTGGTAGAGACTTCCCCTCACCCAACTCCTCGAGCAACGTGTGACCGTTGAGCAGCTTCGCAGCTAGTAGCTTCTTTATCCATGCTTCGAAGAGTTGGACTTGCTGGGGAGTTGTGTGGAAGGCCCACCGTGTATTTCTCACGCTCGAGTTTCTTAGGGTAGTAAGGGCCAAACCGAAAACGTCCTCTTCAGCCACCAGCTTTCGCAAGGCACGTTTGACAAGGGTCAACCGTTTACTGATCTCCGTCATAAAGGCCCGACGCAGACTGGTCGTGCGACTGGGATCGAGTCGTAAGGGACTTGGACGTTGACGTCTAGCGTTCTGGGTAGCCTGTCGGTACATACCCAAACACTTAGCGACAGCGTGTGACTTGCTCTTGGTCCCAGCTTCTGCCATTACGTAGGGAACGCAACGGCTCATATAGTCGCTCTGAGATTCACCGGGCTTTACTGTCGGCATCAGTATTCCCCTAGAAGTTCTGGTAAGCACTCTGAAACGTTATGGGTGGAAACGATGTTGTCTAGGATCGCACCGTACTTGCGAGGCCGTCCACCTTCACTGGCCTTCTTGAGACGTAGCTTCTTCTTTTTGATAAGAGCCTTCTGCCGTTCAATCTCCCAAGGGGTAGGACAGTAGAAAGCAACGAATTCGGGCAGCTTTCTTAGAGGGATTTTCCTCTTACGTAGAACGGCTCGCACGGTAACGTCAGAACGTCCAACCAGTTCTGCGACCTTCTCCAAGCTACGACCAATCTGGTACAGATAGACTATCCTGTCTTTCAAGTCCATGCCCAAACCTCCTAGAATGGGAACGTGACGACGCGAGTTGCCGTAACTCCTGGTCCTCGTGATGGAACACCGCTTTGATTTCGCTTCGCCCGAAGGGCAGCTTTTCTGACCTCTTCCTTGCGACGTTCATACTCCTCCGGTGGTGGGATGGGTGCGGCTTGCATATCACCGATTTCTTGCTTAGTGCGGATAGAGCCCCCTGCTTCTATGATCATCAGCCGAAGCTTCTTGTAAGGGAGGCCGTACTTCTTACACAAGTCAGCAAGGGTAGCCCCACGTTCGTAGTCGAACCGTATCTTTTGGCAAAGGTGGATGTGGTTCATGCTATTCCTCTTCGTAGAGTTCGCCCGTGGCTACAGTCTCTTCCAGCTCGTCTTCGTCGAAGTAGCCCGCTTCTTCCATCCAGTCAGCTACGTCTGGGTCAGTAACGTCAGCGGCCGGACCTGCCCACACTACTGACCCGTCCTCATCCCGTTCTACGTAGTCGTCTGGGAGAATTTCATACTCACCGCTGAACTTATCTTGGGCCATAGCAGGTCCTCCTAGATTACTTGGGTAGCCCTTATGACGGTCAGTTTCTTATATCCGGTCTCGTACGTATCGTCTTCGGCCTTATACTTTTGGGTCTTCAACGTTACATTGTGATCAACACCGTCAACACGGAGTTTCGTTTTTCGGGGCATGAGAAATTCGTACTCGCCCGAACTACTACTTACTTCTTCGAGATATGCTCCTCGCTTTGCTGTGATCTGCATCACGATATTTGTCCCAGTTGAAAACGCTGCTGCTGTATCAGGATCAGTAGAAGTCGATTGGAAGGCTTTGTCAACTATAACCGGGTGACCACCAGCTTCTGCTTGAGCCAGGATCTTCTTACCAGTATGAGACCCCAATCCACGGTAGACTGTGGCTCCCTCTCCCTCCAGGTCTGTGGAGGTTAGATCATCTAGCTTATGAACAACTTCTTTCTTTATCCAAGACTTCACTTTACCGTGGGGTGCGTCGTACATCATCTCAATGTCTTCTATTGTATCAGAGCCGTACACACTTAGATCCCAGTCTCCAGTCCTCAAACCATCGTTGACTATGTCATATCCAGCTTCTGTATAGAACCCAACAGCCTCTGCCATTCCTGGTTCGTTATCACAAGCCCACTCCGTATTCTCGGCACTATCCATCATAGCTGGGCTGACTGGAGTATCCTTGGTTTGTCTACTCAAAGTACGGTTGTCACCCACCCCACCCTTCGTTGATGCTCCTTTATCTACACCCCCTTTCTTTGACACCTTCTTCGGTTGAACTACTTTTGGCACGTCGGGCTTTCCCTCGAGGTTGTATTTCTTACGTAACTCCGGGGACATCTGTGACTTACTGACCTTCTTACCACTCAGCTTGATTTTGGTTCCTTCTGGCAAAATAGCTTCTAACTGCTTACGGTTCTTGGGGTTCTTCAACATCGCTTTTGGCACATTGACCACACCCCCTTTAAGTCCGTTAGGATTATAGACTTCGAGCTTAGCGAGTTGTAAATCTGTGAACTTAGCTTTGCCTTTGTTCTTAGATACATAATCGGCGAGCCCCTCCTTCGTACTCAAGGAACCTCCACCCCCTCCCCCACCAGACCCAAAACGTCCACGGCTATCTCTAGGCTGATTGGGGTGATAATTTTCTGTGCCCCTGTAGAGCTCACCTGTAGCTACAACTTCCTTAGGAACGCCCGTCATATCCAACAGGTCGTTCTCATCAAGCCAGTCTAACAATTCTCCATAGGAGATGTCCTCTGGGCGGATCACATTGCCTTCAGCATCAGTGAGTGTAGCATATTGCATCTGCTCCTCAAAGGTAGCCTCTCGCATGTGCCCTTCGCTGTAGTTAGGTCTGCCCATTACGTTTCCTCCATTTCAACGAGCATTTTGACATGCTTCTTCTTATGACCTGCTCCTTGGATCTTGACGGTAACATCTTTTTGGATACCGACAATGCGGAACTTAGTGCCTGGACGAGCGAGCATTTCAGCTTCACCACCAAAGTTCTCAACGTTAGCAATACTCCGCATATTCTTACCCCTGGTTTTGACTTTGAGTAGCAAGTCTCCATGGGAAAAGGAAGCACCCGTTTGAGCGTTCTTACTGAACCCTGTTGGAGCATCGTCTACCCAAGTCCCCCCGATCCCAGCTTTCTCAATTGCTGCCATCTGCTTGTGAGCATAATCCTTATGCTTAGGACCGCCACTACTATGGATCCCACGGTAAGCAATCCCTTCGTGGGCGGGGGCCTTTTCTATCGCACTTACAATATTCTTAGTCTTAGGACTCATAGTAGCCTTACCCTTCTTGGCTTCCACGTAGTTCTTACGGATGCTACGGGCCGAACCCTTCCAACTCCCTATAGCGTGCTTTTCATCATAAGTGAGGGAGTGCTTGAACTTAACCTCAGCCTGACTGCCACCAATCACCTTCCCGCTTTTGTTTGGAGTACTGTAGTATCCTCCCGTATGGACACCCTGTACGAAGTGGGACGGTAGGGTCTTGCTCTTCTTCGCAGCTTTTGCCTTGGCCGACTTTGTGCCTGACTGGATGGTTGAATAGTCAACAGTGATGCCGTAGCGTTTGGCAACCGCTGAAGGAAGCTTAGATTTGCTCGTTTTCTTCCCACTGAGCTTGATAACAGTTCCAGCCGGAAGGATCTTCTGTAGGTGCTTGAGGTTTGCGGGATTAGCCATCATCGCTTTCGGCACGTTCAGCACCCCGTCGCTAATACCGTTAGGATTGTAAACCTGGACCTTAGCGAGCTGAACCTTTGTAAAGTTGGAGTTACCTTTGTTCTGTTGGAGATAACTAGCGACACCGACTGCCGTACCGAAGGCCGCTCCAGACACAACCCCTTCACCCGTGGCTTTCTCTTTCGTAGCAGCAGTGACTTTCTTCTTGGCACCAGAAGACTTTATAGGCTTCCCACTGGTCGGTTGCTTTGTGATCTTACCCTTGACCTTTGGAGCCAGCTCTTTTTTGATCACCTTTGCCTTGCTCTTCAAGTCGTTGAAGCGAGCCTTCAACTTCTCACGGGTCTTAGGGTTGCTAACAGCCTCCAGGACCGCCGCTCTCTTCTTCGAGATATCAACGATCTGTTGGTTGATTTTGTCTGGGGGTAGATTTCCAAACACTGTACCGGAGGAGTAGTTCTTCCCCTTGTCTCGAAGGGTATCTAGCTCGATGACCTGATCTGAAAACTTGGAACCCTTGGGAGCACCTTGAGCCCGATAAAGCAGGGCTCCGCCGTTGTCGATACGGTAGGGCTTACCATCCTTGATTAGGATGTTGTCGTTTTCCAAACCAATGACATCCCAGTTGGCTAGGGTTGCATCAGCTACGAAGTGTTCCCCGATCTTGTCGTGCATCTCTTGTATCTGGGCCTTGTCTTTCCCATGCTTCCAATCATCTAAGGTTTGACCGCCGTCTATGTATTCGCTGAACTTGTGAGCCCTGTCACTTCGTTCTGGGTTCAGCACTACCCCACTAGGAGGAACGTCTACGCCGAGTGCCCTGTAAGCATTGTCAGCATCGATCTCATTCTCAAGCCGCTTCACTTTCTCAGCAGTCAGGGCTTCCTTCATTACCCACAACTTACCGTCCTTGTCTCGCACGAGTTTTGGGTGGGTACTGCCAGGAAGGTTCTTAACGAATTCAACTTCGTTAGGATTGGGTAAGACGAAACCCGCTCCGGCACCCCCTCCACTCCCAAAACGTCCACGGTAGTCACGTGGTTGGGAGGGGTGCCAGTTCCTAACGTTCCGTAGCCAGGGGGGAAGATCGTACTTGGACTTGACCTTCCCTGAAAAAGCAATGGCAACGTTGACGGGGCTTCCCTCTCCACCATAAGGAACGTCTTGTAAGACGGCCCCATCATAGCCTTTATCCCTGAGTCCTGCGACTAACCGCTTAACATCTGTTCGATCGTATAGCTCAGTGTCGAAGACACTTGCAGGGGTATAACCGTCGCTTTCCACATCAATCCCAATACGATTTGCCTCTTTGAGCACTTCCTCTCTAGGAGCAGGGCTCTTTATGGAGACTTGCTTTTCATGGACGGCACCCCCTTCGCCAAACCGATCGTTTGACATTTGGACGTAGCTTTCAGCCACACTACGATCGTCGGTGTAGTAAGTAACTAGGTCTCCCTCTTTGTCTGTGCCACCATGAAGAAGTGTAGCGTTGATAGGCTCGGGCTTGTCTACATCGATGCTTGCCAACCCTCCGCCCCCACCAGAACCACCACTTCCAAACCTACCTCGACTATCACGCGGTTGGTTGGGGTGGTAGTTCTTAACTAGGGAGTCACGTGCTTTGAACGCGGCGTGAACGGCTTGCAAGTCTCGACGGCGACCGATTGGGTTCTTCGTCTTCCCAACCAAGTCGATCGCCTCTTCGTAGGTAGCCCACTTCGTGGAGTGCGTTTCCTTGTCTCGCAGCTTGGAATTGTAGCCACGGCTCTGCATAACGAACAGATTCATGTGACTAGTGCCACCCTCGAACCTACCAGGAACAAGGCCGGTGATTTGCCCCTTGTGACCAGTCTCCTCTGCGACTTCGCGTAAAGCAGTATCTACGGGATTATCGTCTGGACCGTTGCAACGACCTTTTGGAAGGGTCCATACATAGCCGTCGAAATGGTGACTAGGCTCACGTAGGAGGATTTTGCCTTCGTCATTGAAGATTGCTCCACCGTAGCTGGCCTCATGTCCGGTGCTTCCATCCCACCCTGGATACTGCTCATAGTCCTCCTTGGTCCAGCGTCTCATACGCTTGTGATTCATGGGGGACATAGAACCACCTCCGCCTCCACCGCCCGAGCCGAAGCGGCCTCGTGCATCTCTGGGCTGGTTGGGATTGTAGTTCTCGACCCCCTCTTCAAGAATGAAGTAGTCAATAACAAATCTCTTATGGCGAGTGTCCTTCCTCTCTACGTTTTTGGTGGACCTCTTCTTTACCGTCTTGTACTTCTTTTTCTTTGGAACCACCTCCTTTTTCTTGCCCGGAACTTGTGTAGCTCTAATTACAGTAATGTCTTTCTTGAACCAAGGTGCATTCGGGTTTTCAACGTCCACACCTTCGGGGATTTTCATCTTTACACCCTCATGGACGCTATCGATACGAAGTTTACTGTTCCGAGGCAATAGAAATTCACCATCTCCAGGTGTGTATGAAATCGTTTCAAGATAAGCTCCCCGCTTTGCTGTGATCTCCATAATCACATTTGATCCCCCTCTCGCAGCAAAAGTCGCAGCCACTTCAGGGTTGATTGACGTAGACTGAAAGGCTTCGTCTGAAATAGTCACACCCTTGCCCTTCTTAGCCGCTTTGAGAATTTCATTAGTTGTATGCTCATCTACACCGCGATAAGTGGTGATTGGTTTGTCGAGGTCTAGACTGGTTATCTTGTCTAAGGCAGGTATGCCTTCATCAACCATCCCTTGCATTTCACTTTCGGAAATGTGGAAAGCGCTTGCCACTTCCTTAACTTTCTTGGGGTCGGGTTTGCCCTCACGGAGTTGAGCGTTAAAGACTTCATAGCCATCACTGGTATAGACTTCGATCGTGCTTCTGATTTCCGGGTTCTTACCTACCATCCCTTCAACCTGTTTCCTATTCTTATCGAGAGCCGGAGGCAGTTCTTCCCAAAATAGATCTGGGTTCATCACCTCCAGTTGGTCCCCCCTTTTTCCACCTCCATCTCCTCCTCCACTACCGAAGCGGCCTCTACTATCCCTAGGCTGATTGGGGTGGTAGTTCTCCGCGATCACCCGGAGACCTGTAGAGTAAAGGTACCTACGGCGAAGGATCCGCAAGCCGATTTGTTCAAGGAGATCAGGCATTCTAGTTGCCTCGTGGTTTGAATTTCTTCACAGACTTGATAGCAGAAGCTGGGATAGTTTTGGGACTGTAGACATAGTGCGATTCGTCTTTGGCTTTTAGAGCTCTTTGAACTGAGCTACCATCTGTATAGTCAAGATAGTACTCCGGGTCCAGTCGCATCTTCAGTTTTCTAGTATCAACTGCTACAATGTGTAGATCACCAAGATCAAAGTCACCTGCCTGTATTACCCCAGTTGGATCGTCGCTGAGGTATGCTCCTCGGGAAGTGCCAGTCTTACCCCCCTTCTTTGCCTTGATCCCACCCTTCTTTATTGAGTCGGCGATTTTACGGCTTTCAACTACGTGGTATAGAGTGGTTGGAAATTTATATTCCTCGATCCCCTCGTTGATGGCCTCGTCCTTATCCTCGAGAGAACCACCCCTGTCGCCCGGTTCATCTTCATCTGGCATAAGGGCAATCTCTTCAGCGTCCTCCCGGCTGAAGCCTAGATCCTCCATAAGGGACTTGACTCGTTTTTGCTGTTTCTTAGTCAGCTTTCCACCACCCCCTCCTCCACCTGAACCAAATTTTCCATCTGAATCACGAGGCTGATTGGGACTGTAGTTTTCAATCCTATATTCCTTTGTGTACCGTTCGACCATTTCCTCCCGCTCTTCGGGGGTCAACCCCAACTTGTTAGCCACATCGTCAACGTCCTGTTGGAACGTGTCGTAGTTCTTTGCCACCTTATCTTCCTTAGGAATGATCTTCGGTGGCTTCTTACCCTTCGGTGGCAAGCCAGGGGGCGGAACGCCTGGAGGTTGCTGTTGTACTGGAGGTTGACCAGGGGGCTGCTTGCCTGGAGGAGGCTGTTGTCCAGGTGGTTGCTGCCCTGGAGGTGGAGGCTGCTGCCCTGGAGGCAGTTGCTCAAGTTGCTTTAGAGCCTCTTCACGTTCAGCTTCCTCTTCGGCTTGCTGTTCTTCCTGGACTTGTAAAGCAGCCTCTAGGATTTCCTCGACTTGAGACTTATCGAAGCCCAGAATGTCCCCGAGGAAGTACTCAGGTGGGATTAGCGTCTCTACCTGTCCCTGGATATACTTGGCAACGGCTTCCGTAGTTGCTCCTGCGACTTGTGCTTGCTCCATATCGCTCATGGAATCCAAATCGGGCCACCGTACAGAATAGCCTTCTTGGGGTGGAGTTAGAACACCTACAAGGATCAGGCGATCGATCAGGGGTACGATGACTCGAGGAGTGAGGTACTTGTTCTGCCTTGCCCGGAGCCGGTCGTTCCATGTACCACTGTCTTGACCGCTTGCCAGTTCCCCTCGCTCTGAACCCATGAAAATCCGTTTGGGGATGCCTAGCTCAATGCAGATCGCTTCGATCTGAGCGTTGATGTGGGGTGTAGGGTCTGAGACTTGTGGAGAGAGGGACTTGATTGAAAGACCACTGGTGAGGAAGAACCTTTGGAGGCCGTTGTAATATCGTTCAACCGCATCACGCGTATCTTCGGCACTGATGTTGACGTCGCCACCTAGCTGGGGATGCGTTTCAAATGAGAGTCCTGGTAAGGCTCCTTGCCAGAACATTTCGGCATCACCACTATACAACTTCCGCAAGTCGTAGAGTCGGTTGTAAACTGGACGCATTCTGGGAACGCCGAATATCTCACTACTGTCGAGGTTGTCCGCTATATGGACGATCCTAGTCCAGTGGACGATCTGCGTCCGCAGGGGTGCTCCCATCCCCACGGTGCTTCGCTCTTGTGGGTCGTTGAACATGATGTTATACTGGACCGGCATTCCATATCTCGGCGAAGTGGGATTGGTTTCGTAAAGGGAAATGTGGACCAGGGCTTCGTCGAACGACCGTAAGAACAGGACCTTGCGGTTAGACGTTTTCTCCTGGTTGCAAACCAACTCGTACTTCTCGTAGGAGGCGTTCTTGGTTTTTTCCTTAGGGAGTGATTTTGGCAGAGGTTTACCGTTCTTTTTCGACTCCTCCGGCTCCTCCGGCTTTTCTGCCTTTGGCTTTTCTGCCTGAGGCATCGAGTTCTTTTCAGTGAGGCCCTTCACTGGACTGCTGAGCGGCTGGCCGTCGTCGAGCCCAATCAGCAATACGCCGAAGTAACCGATGCCCGATAGTTGGTCGGCTCGTTTTAGTGCTTCCCAAAGCGGGTTCCCCTCTTCCCCCTGATACCAGCTATGCTCCCCACGCAACGAAGCAATTAGCTCGTCGAAGGATTTTTCAAAGGCCGTACTCTCTTCTGGGTCCTCCGTCTCGAAGACTTCAGGCGTAGTCGCCCAACACTCTTCAGGCAAGACCTTGACCACTCGAGCAGCGATGGGTTCTCGAGTGTATAACTCCTTGAACTTGTAAACGTCCAAGGAACCCGTTTCAGGGTAGCCACATTCTTTGTCAATGTCTCGGCGGGGATCCAGCACCGTGCTAAGCAGCCTAGACCTCGAAGTCATGGAGTTCTGTAGTAGGGCTCTGTTCTCCTGATTCATCGCGTAGTCTTGGAAACCACCGTAGATGCTGAACCCTGACCCTGGAATGCTTCTAAACATTTGACACTCCTTCTTGCTCCTCCAAGTGGTTTTCACAATTCTGAACATCCCACTCAAGCTCCTTCTTGCGAGCGTTGAGTAGCTCAAAATCGACGGGGCCTCGTTCGGTGGTCATTCGAAAGGATTCCCTACCGTCTTCATTTCGCATACTTGAAAGGATGCTGTATTTTGCTTGTAGTGGAACACTCCTTACTTCCTGGAGCATTTCAAGTTTTTCAATCCGTTCATGGATCCACCGTAGCTCCCTTGCAACGATCTCCAACCGGCTTAGCCAGTAATGCCGGATCAAAGCATTTAGAGCATCGGGGTCCTTGGGAGGGGGCCACTCCGGTCCAGCGTAGTCGTTGGCATTGTACGTCCAACCGTCCTGGAACAGCCACCGAGCAGGGGCTTCCAAGGCCTCGTCCATGAGTAGGATCGGGTTTCCGCCGTGGTGCCTGAGAAACTCCTGGAAATACTTTTCCCAGTCCAAAGCTATTTGGAGGGGCTGTCTTTCCGGAGGCACTTTTGCACGAGTGCCGATAATGCCGGGGGTGGGCATAGCACAATTCTCCTCTGACTGCTCATTATAGCAGGGTTTTAGGGCAGGGATTTTTCAGCTAATTACTCCCGCTGTTGCACGGTAAATTTGCTTCGCAAAGGCGAATACGCCTAGCACCAGGGCATCAGCTTCGTCAGGGCTACAACCCGTTCGGCTAGTCATAGTCTCCTTGTCAGCGGCTCGAGGGTCGTCTGTCCTAGCACGTTTCGGTGGTAAGTACACTCTGCCTTCCTCGTCGTAGCGAAGCGGAACGGCCAGAAGCTGGTGATACAGACTGGGTCCACCGTCGAGCCGCTTTGCATAGAGCAGCTTCGAGGGGAGGGCGAAGGGACTTGGATAGTTGGGATTTAGAACCTCACGTAGCAGCCAGTACATTTCGGCCCTTCGGTTTTTGAATCCAAGGCGAATCTCATCCGCCCGGATTCTTTCCTGAAGAGTAGTAACGCCGCGTCGCTTGAACGGAGTTGCACTTGCTCCAAACTGGACGGCTCTAACAGCGTGTCCCATACGTCGCATTCTGTCTACGTGAGGCTTGCCTCCACCACCGTAGTCGAACAGGATGTTCTCCGCAGGTATTTGGAAGCGATGCTTCAGCTCGAGAACCTTGTCTACGACCAGGGTAGTGTCTACCGTCTTAAGCCCTTCAAGGTAGATAAGCCCTCGGGTATCAGTAACGGCGAACGACGTATTGTCTCCACCCATCGCACTATCTACACCCATCGCCAGACCCGTACGGAGGCTGGAGAGTTTTGCGGCTCGAGCGACTGCTTCTTCCAGCCACTCCTCGGGGTACATTACGATCTGTGGACCCTTGTAGAACTCGGCATCCAAGGAGACCGTCTGCTTGATGGGGTCCCACGTTCTGCGTCGCTTTATATAATCGCTGTAGCTGAGCACACCGGGGATGAGCATCTCGTCCGTAGGAGTCAATCCCATACGCTTCTGGTGTAGACCATATTGAACGTTCGGGCTATCCTCGGCACGGATTTTGATCACGCGTCGGTAGTAGCGTCCAGGATTGTCAGGGTCAGGGATGTCTCCACCAGCTTGCCCTCCGGGAACACCTTCAACGGCGGAACGGAAAGAGTTGTCTGGGGGACAGTCCCAGCAGTTGCCTATTTGGAAAATACGGTTCGCCCATGGACGGGCCATCGTATCCACGATGACTGGACTGAGGGCACTAGCTTCGTCGCCGACTAGCATCGTTCTAGGAACCCTGTCGCCGGTCTTGGCAATGTGATGTCCCTGGAATGATTGGACCGTGTCGGGACCAGCTACCATCCCACGTATGTAGCTCAGCGGCTCAACTTCGCCTTCGTAAATCTTGCGGATGAACTTTTGGTTGACTATGAGGGGGCCGCCTTCTTCTACGCGGAGGGGACTCGCGGCCTCTTGGATGAAGCGGTTCATCTCGCCCCATAGAACGTCAAGGTGGGCATCCTTCACGCTGGTCGTAATGATACGGCAAGGGTTACGTGTTAGGAAAACGGCCAGGATGATGAACGCTCCCACGAAGTCCTTGCCTAACATATTTCCAGCGGGGACTACCGTCTCATCGTCGTTCCAAACGCTGTAGATGATATCGACTTGCTTGTCGTAGAAGACCACATCAGGCCAAAGCAGGTCGCGGAGTCGTAGCGGGTCACAGACGTTGTTCATCCAGGCACTTCCTACTCAGATATGTGTGGGATGGTATAAGAGCCCCGCCCTACTAGCTCGCCAAACTGTTAGAGGGCGGAACTCGAATTAGTGGGGGCTATTCTATAGCCTTTTCTACACCTCGTTTTCGTTTCACTGGCGAGGACCTCCTTTACAACATGTTAAGGACTGGATCAAACAGTAAACGAACAGCACCTTTAGCTTCTAATAACGTATACCCGAGAAACGAACCTGCCGTATTTATCGCGGGGTTGCTTAGAAGAATGGCAAGGACCACGAACGTAATCGACGCGGCCATAAAGCCTCTTGGTTTCGGGAAGACCGTTCTTAATCTTCGGCTTTTTCCTGCTTACGTTGTTGTGGTATTCTAAGGGCCAACCATCCTCTCCAATAGTGACTTCAACCCAGCCGTACTGTCCCGTAATCATTCGATGGATGGCATAGCTAGAAATGTCAACACCATCCAGGAAGATCATGTTCTTGGGAGGGCCACCGTACTCAAGACAATTGAACTTGGAAGAAGTTGTCCAGGGTTTATAATTATCAACCCAAGTGAAAAATTCCACAGGTGAATAGTGTTCAGGCTTCTTCGGCTCCTGTGTCTTTGGTTTTACGAGAAAAGGGGATAAGGCAATTGAACAGAGCATCCCCAGAATACTACGACGGTTGTGACGGTTCATTTGTTCGCTCCTTTATCTGCGTATGAGATTGAGTGTTCGTAGTCGCTTGATGCGTTTTCTCAGGGCAGCTTTTCGCAGCTTGTCTGTTTCCTCACCTAGCTGTTCTGCCAGCTTGCGAGCCTTGTCCTTACGACGATGGGCTTTAGCGTTTGGGGTGTGCTTGTTTCTAGTCATCACTCCTCCTTTTAGGTTTTGCTCGCTTCCTACGCTTCTTTTTCTTTTTCTTCGGCGGTTTATTTAGAGACTCGTCGAGTTCTAGGAACTTACCTTCGATCAACTCGACGCCGTCTTGCTCGGGCGGTTCAGACAATTTATCATAGAAGTCTCGGCCTAGGATGGGGCCGCTTTCGTGCAAGTGTAGATGTTGCTCCGGTTCCATGAGGCCTAAGTGCCGGAGGGCCTGATCGCGAGCCTGTCCGTGAGGAACCATACGGTAACGAGTCTCCACGAGTGTTTCTGTAGTCCCATCCTCGTAACTAGTCACCTTCAAAACCCGCTGGGTGATGGTGTCTACTTGGCACTGAACGTGGTCTGGCAATTCATGGGGTGGGAGGAGGATTCCGTTCTCATCTGTGAGGTCTCTGGCTTCCCAGTTAAGTGCTTCGTAAAGTCGTTGCAGTACTAGGTCCGTAGAGAGTTCAGAGCGTTCGACAGCTTCACGTTCGATCTTACCTATGAAGGCGAGGATTGCGGGGTTCTTAATCAGCTTCTGCCCGGTGGAGCGAGCACTCTTCCGGCTGTACCCCGCTCGTATGGCTGCTTGCGTAGCATTATGATCGACCACATACTCGTAGGCAAACCTCCGCATCTTATCCGTAGACACTCGCCGATCGAGGTTCGCTCCATTAGTACGAAGTTTACTGAGCATTTTTACTCCCTCTTCCCACCTTATATGTGATCGGTGGAATTTTGAGTTGCCTTCTCGTGGCTTCTAATAGAATCATCCGCTCTTCTAGGGTGAAGCCTATTTGGTGAGGCACTAGCGATTGGCGGACTTCACTTATCCCACTTGTCACGGTACTTTCCCAGGCTCTTGTCGAAGAGATCGTATAGTTCGGCCAAGGACTTATGCTCCTTGAAGCAGGGGGGCGGTTCGTCAGGTGTTGGAGAGTGAGACGACTCTATTTCTAGGCACCCCTGCATAACAAACTTCGCGATAGGCTTTTCGTCGCAGCTAACGAAAAACTCGTGGCCGCTTATGAACCCGTTAACGAACACGGAGAGGGTCAAATGGTCGGCCCTTCTTTCTGGACGGTAGGTTAGGGATTTGATAAGGCCGTCTGCATCAGTCTCTACTAGAACGTACATAGTGCATCCCTTTCTAAAGCGGTGTAGGGGTGGGGGCTGTCCTAAAATACGCCCCCCAAAAACCATTATAATAGCCCACGGCAAGGTATGTTCGTATATAGTATGTAATACTATTATACTAGGGAAAAGCCTTGACCTCCTCACAAAGCTTTTTCAAACCAGGGGTTAGTCTCCAACGTTCTGCTCTAAGGCCCTTGCCTATCTCAGCACTGAAACATTGGACACCACCTATCTTCCTTAAGAACCGCATCAGGTTCCTGGTAGTGTAATCACTCTGACTAATATCAGAAGCCAGTGACCGTATCGCACATCCGTTATCACCCTCTTCATACATGGACTTGGCTAGCTTCAAAGTGCTCCCTCGAGCGGTGTCCATAGCTACTTGCCACACCCTATGTAAGACCTCTTCATCAAGCTCCCCACGGTTCATTACGATTGCGAGGCAGTTGGCCAAACGGATTAGCTGTTGTATCAACCTAGCACTGAACTCCCTCTCCGCAGACTCTCCTTGCATAATGCTCGGCCGTGCTCGCATGATTGCTATAAACTTCGCTAATCGTTGGCACATCTTGAGGGCCTCTGGGGAGTGGCGAACACCGTTCAGCAACTCATTAGTGTTTTCCCGTAAGTAGTCGATATATCCCCCGGTGAGTTGCATCGCCTTCCGTAGTTCCGGGGGGTACTGTGTTTCTACGCGACCGTCAGTAGGTAGCCCCAAGTTCCGCTGAGTACGGTTGGCAACTAGCCATCCTACCTCGTCCTCCATGGCATCGTCAATACCTTCCATGATTACGCAATCCAAGAACCGTTCTCCCAGTTCACTTTGGTCGATGCTTCGCAAGCTACTAGTACCACATAACAGCCAGACCATACGAACCCCTACATAGTCACGGCTAGTCTTGTTCCGGTAGTGCGTCCTAGAGACACGGTCATACAGGTCACGCCCCTCAGCCAGGATTTGCTTTACGTTGGGGGCTTGTAGAAGCGTATCACCGTCCTTTGTTACCAGGGCTTTTCCGGACAATAGGGCCACAAGACTGTGATCCTCTTCAGCTTTATCGTCGGTCTGATAACCGCTATGAAACCCTCGAATAGTGCTTTTAGCTAGGACGTATCTACGGTTCACACTTACCGCTTCACAGAGGGTGCTTTTGCCACACGATGCAGGTCCAATGATCTTCACCCATAGCTGCTCACCCAGAGTCTCCACGCTGGCGATTGCAGCGAGCATCACGCATAATGCACGGTCCAAGCCGTCAGTCCACTTTAGAGCCCCCTTCCAGGCTGCACAGAGCTCCCTATAATTGTTACACGGAAGGGGTTGCATACCCTTTGCCTTGGATTTTTCGCCAGAATTTTCCCCCGACAGCCACTCCTTGGGAACGGGTTTTAGTAAGCTGAACAAGAAGTTCAAAGCCTCTATGCGTTTCTCGAGACTATTCGTCAGTTTCGGCATGTGTTACTTCCTCCAAGTGGATAGAGTATCTCTAATGTCATAACCGTTCGGCAGGTCAGACATAAATCCGCCTTCTCCCCAGCATAGGTAGTGGATTTCTGCCGGTGGTTCCTTTGCTCCACTCAGTATCTCAGCGGTCCTTTTCATTCCTACTAGGCCAGCAGGGGGCAACGTTTTCCCGGTCCTAGGGTGTTTACGAGGGTGGTCATTATCGTAAACTAGATACACGTTCTTCCCAGAGAATAGGGAGCACCACTGTTCGAAGAACACCATCGCCCCTGGGACAGCTAGTACACTACAGGTTTCCAACAGGTTGTTCTGCTTGTTAGCGGTTACGTTGACCTCTTCAAGATCCCCCTCAGCGTACCGCAGAACTTCCCACAGAGACATACCGTCCCACGGCCCTTCGCACAAGAAAACGTAGTCATGGTTGGGATTATACAAGTTCATACCGTGAAGCTTGTGTCCAAGTGTGGGAGTTGGATAGAGGCGGTTACTGTACTTGTAGAGCTGAGACATCTTACCGTTGATACCGTAGCCTGGAATCAGCCAGCTTTCCAACCGCCAAGAATATACGACCTGCCACAACATCAAAGTATCTGGGTAGAGCAGACCCCTCTCCCGTGCGAGTGGGGTATAGTCCACCGTCTCACGATCGTACTCGTCCCATAGCTTCCTTAGGAAGGTGGTTGCGTTTCCTCCAGCCCCACAAGTCCAACAATGGAACTGACCGGTCGCTACTTCCACAGAAAACTTCCTGTTGTCGTTGCCACAGAAGGGGCAAAGGGCCGGAGCGTTTTCTGTCGACTCATCCCACATTAAGTCCACACCGTGGAACTCGTAAGGCTGGAGTGATTTAGGTGTCTTGTTTATCTGGGGCATCAGATTCCTTTCGTTGGTCCATCAGCTTTAGTTGTTGTTCAAGCCAAACTACTGATTTAGCGTAGCTGTCGCGGATCCTCCTATGGAACTCCAATTCCTCAACTAAAGCTTCTCGAAGAGTCTCAAAATAGTGACAACGTTCCCCAGGAGTATAGTCATTCCGGACTGAGATTGCCCCATCAGAATCAACCATTAAAGAAGCTACTCCAAGACCACCGTAACTGAATTCTACCACTACCCAACGACTAAAGTCAGCCAGTGTTAAGTCTCTTGCTACTACATCAGGCTCTAGGGGGTCAACATCTAAGGTATAGAGAATCGTGCCAGGAACAATATCCCCAATATCTTCTTCACTCACCACTAACTCCTTATCCTAGTATTTCCTAACTTCCCAAAAGACCGTGTTGAATCCGGGGAGCGTACCCCACTGACAAGAATAGGTAGAAAACTCGACGACGTGATCCGGATAGGTCTCCAACAAGCACATCAACCAATCCAAACTGTTTGGGCAGAGGAACCGTCTCAGTAGAGTTAGTGCTATTATACCGTAGCAGGAGTGGGCTTGTTTAGAGAGTGCTTCACGCATCGTCGCAACGACCGTACTGTAGTAAAGGTCTAATCCGTGCAGACCTCTTTGAACTTCACCCTGGAACAAGGTCTTCTCTGTGGGAGCCATTGCACTGATATAGAGGTTGTAAGCTCCGTAGATCTTGCTGGCCTTACTCCAAGCAGATACTACTCTACGGATAGGAACATCGTACCACGTAAGTCCACCCTTGACACGGTTGCGGATATGGTAAAGCTGATCGGGGGTTCCCCAATCCCGGTCTAACCATTCTTGCAGGGTGCCCCAAGTCGGGGCGTGATTGCCGAACTCTCCCGCCTCATACCTACGTACAAAATCAGTCTTCGTCAGGACCGGTGAGGGAACATGGGCCTCTTCTGCGGGCTTCGACAGTGGAATAAATCTTCCCATTGACATCCTCCGTTTGTATGAACTCCATTATGGGGTGAACAGTCCACACCCCGTCAGTGTTACCAGTTACCATCAGGTCTACGACCTTAGCTAGTTGGCCTATGTAAAACCCAGACCGTTCAATAGCCTCTGCACGAGACTTGCAGTTATCAATGCGTCTGTAGACGGCCATCACTTCTCTCCCTTCTTATCCCAAGCTTCACACCGTCGGCGAAGCCACTGTTTACCGACGGCTCTCCAATCGTCAGCGTGAACACGTTCTATCAGTGTGAAAGCATTATTGTCCCCACGATACCGTCGATTCTTGTGTGCCCGGAAGGCTGCCATCATCGGTTGAGCAACATCCCGCAAGAACGGCTCCTGGTAAAAACCGTCTGCCCCGTTCAACCGGTAATCATCAATATAGTCGATGAAGATATTTACCTCCTCGTCGAACGTGGCTTTATCGTGAACCAGGGACAAGCGGTACGGGAGAATCTCGTAAGGGGCCTTCGTCCCGTCAAACTTCCCTAGTATCTGGTTGATCGCCTGAGCCCCTGATGGTGGACCGTAGTCTAACTCAACAGGGTCGTGCATCGTCTTCGGGTGGGTCAACGGAAACCACTTTTCAGGAGTGAACCGTTCTGTGTAAACGTGTAGATTGTTTGTGAACTGATGGTAGTGACCAACCTCTACTTCAAGACAATTTGCTAGACAATTTGCTAGGTACTCCTGGAGCATACTCCAATGCACTACGTTCGCACCGAGCATACCCCAGACAAGATCGTTGGAACGATTGCACACGGTCATATCCAAGGCGTGTTTCACAACGTGGGATTGGAAAGACCCATCTTCTGCAATAGGCCCTCTATCAGGCAACTCCCGTAAGGAGAAGTATGCTTGAGTATTGCACGGTAGATCCTTCGCCCCTTTTGGACGTGCCCACAAGTCTGCCTGATACTCCCATACCTGGAGTACTTCGCGGCGAGAGTTAGGATCACTATTCAGATGGGCAATAATTGCCTCTATCTGGTCAAACGGTTCTTCCGACATCCCACAATGGGGGCAGGACTCTGTCCTAGGACTATTAGAATTCCACACGGAGATTGTCTGATTCCGCCAACGATGACCGTAAGCCCCATGGAATATTTGCCCGTCATCACTATACTCCGCCATCCGCGGGTTGTAGTAAACCAGGGGCTTCACATCGTTGCGACCTGCCAGCATCCATAGTGCTTCGAACAGGTGGAAGAAGGGGTTGCAATCCCTACCGTAGTTGAACAGTACTCTTTCCCGTGGATTGGTATAGGTCACAGTCACAGGTTCTGCTACACGCAAGACAGGACCGTTGCGACTATCCTCCTTACGAACCGCACTAGGGGGGCTTCCCACGGAGGAAGGGTCACACATGAAAGAAACCAGCTTAGGGAACGCTTCGTTGACGTTACGGAAAGTGAAGTGCATTGTGTTCTCCAATTTGTAATAGGGCATTTGTAACTCGAGGCAAAGGATTGTTCCGCTCTTCGTAATACTGGTTGAAGTAGGCAGGGAACAAGATTCCGAGACCTCTCCCTTCACTGAACCGCACTACGTTCTTTCGGCTGTCATCTATAAGAACGTATCCAGGCAAGGAGTAGATCTTTTTATCCCGCGTGAATATGTATCGGTTCCTGTCAGTCCATCCAAGGATCTTAACTAGCCATCTGTGCTTTCCTAGAATTGCCAGATGAGCACCTGGACCTGACGGTGGTGTAGTGATAATTCTGATGGGTTCTTCACTGAGGGCCCTGGCTATTATGAGGAGTTCTTCTATCCAAGGTAGCGGTTCCAAGTACTCCCAAAAGCTTATCCCCCGGGAATTGATTGGTTTCCAGAACGCCTCTTTGCTTCTCAGTCCCAGCTTTACCTGCAAGTCTCGCGGCTCGCCCGGTTCCAGGTTTTCCAACCGCTTACCGTGTACCCTACAAGCACCACCAGCAAAGTCGGCTAGTACCTCGTCGAGGTCCAGCAATACGCCTTTGATAGGCTTTTTTATCATGTCGTAACCCTTTATGTAGAAACAACTTACGACTATTTTGCTAAATTTGCTATTTTGGGGTTGCAAAACCCCCGACCATTGTATACATTATACATAGTAGCCACCCGCCACGGGCGGCCATATTTCACACTCTCACACACAGGAGCATTATCATGCCGAAAGTACCTGCGAAGAAGAAAGCTACCGCCAAGAGCAAGGCCACCAAAGCCACCAAGGGCAAGGCCAAGGGCAAGGGCAAGGCCACCGACAAGAACCCTGCCAAAGATGCTGGCCTGACCCAAGGACAAGCAGAGACCCTCAAAGTTCTGGCAGGGGAGCCCGTGAAGGGGGACGGCTTGACAAGGGCAGACCTGCAAGCGGCCGTAGGCAGAACCACGACTGGCTACCCCAAGCTGATTGAGTTGGGGTACGCAGAGGAAGCTACCTACGAGGGGAGCCGAGCAAAGTATTTCAAGGTGACCTCCACTGGTCGTAAGGTGGCCAAGAAGCTGTAGTAGCCATCGCAGCCCTGAGCCCCTGGCATTGCCGGGGGCTTTTTTTATGCGCATACTATTGCCCCCCAAACATTGCTTTCCAAGTGATCCATTGCCAGTAAGCCACATTAGCAAGGGCTCCGTGGACTGATTCACGTAGTAACGGACACTTATACGGCTCAACCATATTGTAGTATGGGAACATGAACGATCGTTTTGGTGTGTGTTGATCAAAAGCCAGTCGAAGCACCTTCTTATTCAACCGCTCTTCTGCTCTAATACTAAACGCTATATCCACCAAGTCAAGGAACGGTACTCTCCCTTCTATACTGTTAGTCATTTCTGGACGGTCTCCACCCCAAGTCAAAATCTGGGACTCGAAGTGAGTTTTGATCCAAACGTATTGTTGAAGAGTAATACGATCAAGGGACTTTACCTTAGGAGCAAGTAGTTCGGCAACTTCAGCGAACGGATCATACTCCGAATGAAATATGCTGGCTTCCCACAGTTGTATCCAAGGATGAAACATCTGAGGCGTAAAACCGAAGCAATCTTCAAAAGCAGGGTGACTGATCGTTTTGTTATTGGAGGATAAACTAGCCCACGGTTTTTCTTGCAGAAACTGGTATCCGCAGAATAATTCATCAGCACCTTGCCCACTAACTATCACACGGTACCCTAATTCTCGAGCCTGTTGAGACAACTTCCACTTCGCGACCCCGATTGGATTGTAGATAGTTCGATCCGATCGAAGGGCACATTCCCTCATCAAGTCCTCTAAGGAATGGTACCCTTCCGCGTCTCGGTAGGATAAGTCGGTTATCGTGTGGGTTGCTTCCCTGTAGTTGTCCCCATCACCAAAGTCGCATGTAATACTTGGAAGGTTGCCTAGTTTACGTATGATTTGTCCATCCATACCGCTGCTAACATAGGCCAAAACTTTTGTATCTTTAGTCCGGTTCTTCACGGCAGTAGTAAGTTGCTCTACAACAGAATCCACAGCTTCTTCAGCACTAAGCCACCCCTCACCAACAGGAACGTCCCAATACTCCGTAACAACTGGGGGCCTATCCCTTGTTAGAGTGACTATGCATCCGGGTGGTACCGCCTTAATACCCTTGATGTCTGTAAGATTAGGGACTATCATATTTACGAACTGACGGCAAGGAGCTCTAGGATCAACTGACCAGGGAACGAGGTTAGAAGCTTTGATAGCTCCAATCTCACTAGCAAACACATACATCCCCGGTTTCCAGTAATAGTACATTGGATTTATACCGAATCGATCACGGCATAGTACCGTTTCATCTGAAGCACAATTACAAGCAGCATAGGCAAACTCACCGATTAACTGTCTAGCATCATACTGAGCTACAAGTTCGCAATCAGTATCCCTCCACGCTCTCTCATTATAGAGCTCACCGTTTACGGAATATGCCCACCGTGTAGAACTATCTAAGTAGTGATGGTTTGAAAGGAACGGTTGAGTCAGGTTATCACCGCCGCGAACTTTCAACCGTGCGTGTCCAAGATAAGTGTCTCCAAACACTAGATAACCACCCTGATCAGGGCCACGGTGCTTGACTGCATCTAACATTTTGAGTAAGGAGCTGACTTTCCCAGCCTTTCCTACATTGAATCCAACAATACCGCACATAAAGCCCTCCTAACTCTAATCGCGTTTTTCATTTGCTGATGGTAAAGGTCTTGATCCGTAAAATCGTAGGTGGATGGAACCACCTTCCCTCGAGGGAATGGGTGCATGATTTTTGCTGTAAGTCCTTTAGGGATAGAACGTTCCACCCCGTACCAGTTACCAAAAGTTACTCCATAAATAACGTCGTACTCCTTCCTACAACTAAAAAGGTCTTGATCCATAAACTCAAAGCAACGGTACCCTGACTGACTAGCTAGCTGACGGAAGCTGTGCATCGTTCGGTTTTCAGGGGGACCGAATAGACCGATTCTAGCAGGAGGCAAAATGCCATTATCGACTAGTGTGTATAGGTCGACAAGGGCTTGCGTTGGATGACTCTTAGTACCCTGCCCACCATCAATAACTGGGATGTCTATGTCAGACACAAACTCCTCAAAATCGTTGCCCCATAACCTAACAACACACAGATCACAGGATTGGGCTACTGCGAAGCCAAAGTCCCGCAACGGTTCATTATCGCGACGCTCAGTGACCGTAATTACACCCATACCCAGATCGATCGCTGCTCGTTCGAATGAGCAGCGGGTTCGTACCGATTGTGTTACGAACACGGAGCCGAACACCTTCGGCGGTTGTATGCTAGGTCCCTGCCAACATTTGCTGACAGACCTAAACACTTCGGTCACTGAAACTACCCTATTTCCGACCGAGAAGTTTCCAGGTCTAAACTCTCCAAGGTTTCCCATCTCCATGGTATTGCTCCATATTTCTTGTATAGGATCTTTCTACGTTTATCCACACCATTCCAGCCACTAAACTCACCTAGCACGCGATGATCGAATATCTCTGCTCGAGAAGCATAGACCGGCTCTAATAGCTTGTTAGGAGCCTTTGAACTGGTGAGTGTGGCGAGTACAACGTCGGCACAGTTTCCACTGTAGAACTTACCGTTATACATTCCTTTGAAATCACACAAACAACTTTCCATCTCAGCGATACCGAGTGGCCACCGTGTATTTCCTATCTTATTAGCGACTGACCTTGTTACAATCTCGCCCCATCTGTCAAGTTGTGCAATTACTTTATCCGAATTGCCACCAGGGTCCTTGAAGAATAGGCCGAGCCCTTTTCGTGGACTAGCACTAGCACGGTGGCACATATCACACGGGGTAACATGACTCCAAGTCGTGTACTTCAGCACTTCTCCCAGTTTCATCCCAGCCCATCGGTTATTGCCGCGAACTTCACGAACTACTTGATCAATCCAGTAGAAGTCATGCCTACCGTCCCCAGTCATACCCCGTTCAATCCATTTAGTGAGACTACCGTACTTTTTCTTCAGAGACCAAAGCGATTCCCAATGCCGTTCATACTCGTTGCCGGGATTTAAGTTCCTACGCTGGAATCGCAACGGATACTTCCGCTTCAGCTTTCGCACTTGTTTGGGATGATCATGAAAGCACCACACCCCACTTGCGATATTGTAATGACCCACATAACACATCGCATACCAGATCGAGTCTTCCTTTTCCATGTCTTTACATAACCAATCCAGCATAGGATACATAGGGTCAAAGTCCCCCGTCTCCATCGCTTTGTGGGTCATATTCGCTAAATCTGCAAGGAGTTTTTGATTGGGAATAAGTTTAGGCATTGAGGAGCTCCAAGACTTGTGGCATAGGGTCGCGGTGATTCAAGACGACTATATTATGACCAGCTTCTCCCATCTTAACCCTGACGTTTGTCCAAATCTGCCTGTAGTCATTCTTGAGATGAAAGGGGTTGAATGGTTTGGTCCTACCAGCGTGGAACCGTCGTTTCCTCACACGGGCGATACACACTTCCTCAGGCGTGTCTAGGAATAGAAACGTGTAGTCCCCTAGCTCTTCGGCTAACTCGTGGTACCGCTTGAACGTGTGGGAGACAAGAATACCCTCAAGGATGGTGTGGTGGTACTTCTCCTTGAACAATCGCACCCTCCGGCACACTTCGTCGGCACTCTTAATACCGTCGCAACCCCCGCAGATGTTACGATACTTGCCGAGAATCCCAGTGTCTAGTTGCTGACTGTAGTAGCCAAGGTGGATACCGAGTTGTTCAACTGGTTCAAAGTCGAACTTTTTCAACAACTGATGCACGATCCAACTCTTACCGCTACCATGTGTTCCACGTATGTCAAAAATCATCGCACATCCTTTCTAACAATAGGGCACGGATCACGGCTGCAAGGAATCCAGTGTCTCCACCATTCCTGTTAGCCGCCAGTTCCAGCCGTTCTAGTACCGCTGAACAGTGGAGACAATCAACTAGGTGATTAGCCTCATCCTGGTTGAAGGTCTGGTTCTGCTTAATAATACAACCTTCAGCACACATCATATTTCCTCCTCCAACTCATACTCAGAGAGTGGTTTCGTACTGGAATTGATAATGTAGGCAGTCAATGCCATCTCCCTATATTTATTGTCTGGTATCCTGTCGATAATATTGAGGTTTTCCAACTCGATGAGTGTAATAAAGTTCCTACGGTCCCCGTCGGTAAGATCACCCCACCACTCCAACAATTCTATAAAGCTAGGCAGAGCCATCATACCTCCTTTTCATTTTGCCACCCTTGCCCCACAGAGCCCGTTCGTACTTGTCCCACTCACACAGAGAGTGCTCTATCTCACGGAGCTCGAAGGGGGGCATATCTAAAAGAGCTAGCTTACCAGAAACCCTGGCAAGCAGTCCACGCATCTTCTCAATAGGATGGTCTACCTTCACAAACCGCCTCGTACGCCCCGTTGGACTAATTGGAATACGCCCCTCCATTCTGGCAAGTCCCCGCTTCGCTCCAGGACCAGGATTGGCCCACGTAAGCACATCCACGGCATCCCTGAGAAGATAGGTGTAGCGAAGGTCACACACTATTTCATAAGCCATGAACTTCCCAAGGTAGTCGAACTTGAGCAACCGTTGCCATACTTTTTCAAGGCTGGAAGACTCGAGGCAGAGATCGACCAGTTCTTCACGGTCCTCCCACACAGAACTGATTGCCTTACAGACGCTCGCGATCTTACAACCTTTAGGACCGTTACCAGCTTTGATCATATACGCCCCCGTAAACACTGGTCCATGTTTCCGTGCCTTTTCCAGCACGGTAACAACATCCTTCTCGTTCCAAGTGTAGAGGTAGCAATACTCTTTCTTAACCTTCCAAGGGCTCCCGGAACACCCGTGGTTTATGGGACGACCATACCTCAACAAGTGCCCTGTAGAAATACGATTGAACCAGCGGAAAATCACCGTGGCCACGAAAATCGCTGGATCATCTGCAAAGGGTTCCCTAACGTGCCGGCGAAGCCATTGCGTAGTCTTGTCTAGTTCACGGTAAGGATTTGTGAAGAAGTAGTTCTGTAAGATCTCGTCGTCGGTCCAGGGCTTCGGCATTGCTGCTTGCTTCTTGAGGTAAATCTTATGCCGTTCTTTGATCCAATACCAGAACCTTGTGAATGGCTTCTTATGCTCCCGCACCTTTTCAACCTCCATTAGTAGGCTCCTTTCGCACGTATTCAGCACAGGTATGCTCTTTTAGAGTTACTTTTGGGTATGACGTAATCGTTTGGATCTGTAGACTGTTCCTTGTGGGACCAGGGACGGTTACTGCAGAGACTGTTGGAGGGAACCTTTGACAGAAGCCCTGTCCAACTTCCCGTGGGTGTTTCTGACAGTACAAACAGGTGATACAGGTCTTAGTGAATTCCATAGTAAGTCTCCTTATATTGAGAGGACTAGCCCTTCACTCCAGTTGTGTTCGTGGTATGTTACGCTGACGGGTGTTGGAAGTCCAATGTCTTCACCACCCAATTCCATAAGACGTTTCAGTTCGGCAGCGATCGTACGGTTGCCTTCCCAGGGCTTCCGACCACGGAGTCTTCGTTTGGGCATGTCGAACACGAGTTCGTCGTGGACCTGCATCACCATGTGATGGTCTGGCAAGGTTTGCAAGTAGGCGTGACATCGAACCATACCTTTCCTCATCCACCACATTGCCGTTCCCTGAGTACGGTAGTTGAGGGGGATCGTAGGCTTTACCCCTCCCCACCGATTCCTTGTGCAAAGCAGGGGATACCCCCGCTCCTTATCTACGTTCTTATCAGGTATAGTCTCAATATACCCGTGCTTCTTGGCAAAGTCTATGCAAGCCTGATTGTGGCTATCCAGCTTGCCGAACCGTGCCTTGACAAGAGCGTGAGCCCCTTCCTTGTGAGCCGCTCGGTCAGCCGTACCGACAGAATCTACTTTTAGGACCGCCCCATACTGCACGGCAAAGTCGAAGTTCTTGCACCACTGATACCACGTCGACTCATACTTTTTCTTACAGTGTGGTCCCACTTTTTCAAACCCTACAGCGTCCAACTCCTTCTCCCAGATTTCTGGGTAGATGGTGCTGAAGTTTAGGAGGTGGGCACTACCATAGTAGGGCGGGATGTTTGGATGCTCAAACAACTCTATAACTTCCGGCTCTCCACACTCGTAGGCAGGTATTCTCAGCTCGATATTCTTAGCATCTAGGCTCCACCACTCACGGCCAGGAAGAGGGCCAAACACGTAGCGGAGGTTGAACCCTTCTTTCTTACTAATGTTCTGTTCATTTGGATTGTTGCTACTACAGCGAAGGGTACTAGTACCCGTGGGATTCAGGGAGGGGTGGAGTACCTGCCACGACTCTCCGGCTTCGGTTGGGAGGCAGAACTTTTCGTAGCTCCGCAAGTAGCTAAGGGCCGTCGCCCGCTTGCGATACTCCCTGAGGTTACGGACAAACAAACAGGCTTTTGACCGTGGATTGAGAGTAGTAGACCAGTGTTCCAACACTTCCTTGTCCAAGCAGGGAGCCCCCTTTGGAGTCGTCTTATTGCTTACAAGTCCAAATCCACCGTGGCGACCCTTACCAAAACAAGTAGTACAAGACTTCTTGCCTCCACCCGTCTCGTTCCACAAGTACCCTTCACCGTTACAGTCCTCGCAGGGGGTTCCCAGCAAAACGTTCGTCAGTGCCTTGCTCCTACTGCCCTTCGGTAGGTCCTTGAGCTGACCGCCAGCAGCCCGGAGACAGATGCGTTTCCGCCGTTGAGTGTCCTTCTCGTAGATGCCAATCAGTTCTACGCAACGGTCAACGTTTAGAGTTACACCGTGAGATTCCATAGCGTAGATGACAGGCAAGAGCTTGAGGCTTTCGAGGTAGATTTTCCACAAGCCCCTCTCCTTCAAAAGCTTCTCTTGCTTTAGATAGACTAATAGGGTACTTGAACTGTCACCGTTAGCGTAGTCACTGGTGACTCCCCACCAACTATGATCCTTAGGGTAGTCCAACTGCGAAGCGAGTGTTCTAGGCACCCAAGCATCGTGCTTCCACGGTCCACACTCTTCACCCCCTCGAGCCTTTCGCTTCTTGTTACTCCCCTTCACACTCGGCATTTCTGGCAAGCCGCTTTGGGCTAGTCGCCACGGTCGCTTTTTGAACTCTCTACGTATGTAGGAACGTGCCGCGTCAACAGCCCCCTTCATAGTGTCTTCCAACGGTTGGATGTTTATGTCTGCGTAGATCAAGGCCATCGTAGCCAGATCATGTGGCTGATTGCTGGCAAGCAAGTGACCCGCCATGAGTGTATCCCGTGTCTTGTGCCACGGCCAGTCATTGATGCCAATCTGAGCAAGGGCACAGACATCGAATTTAGGGTTCTGCAAGACCAGGAGGTCGGCCTTTTTGATTAACCGCTTAACGTGGTTCAAGTCCCTCCGTGGGATCTTGGGTTCTCGAGTGTAAGGGTCAACGTCCCACTCCCAGTAGATGTTCTCCATGTCTTCGTTGCAAGTAGTTACAAGGTAAGGCTTCGCACCGTGCCTCAAGTCAAGTCCGGTAGTCTCCGTGTCTAAGCTAATCATTCCCATAAGCCCTTTCCCAAGCCTTCTTGGTCTTGTACTTTGGCTTGTAAAGCTTACCGTTGAACACTAGTCTCCACTTCCCCCAAGGAGCCTCGTTGGAAACAAGAGTCACCTTCTTTGCTAGTCCAGCCTTTGCAAGAATCTCGTCACCGTGCCTATGGATTGCTGCGAACTTCGCGTGGGAAATCCGCCCTTCCTCGAGCAAAGCTTCCAACCGTCCACTGTGAATGTAGTTATGACAACAATGGCAAAGGGCCACGGTTTCTATGTACTCAGAACGACCTTTATGCCAGTCGATCTGGTAGGTTTCGTGGGCTTCCAACCATTGACGGAACTTAGCTTTGCTTTTGTGGACACCGCAAGCCAAACAACAGTAGTGAGCCTTACGGTAGGCTGCTTCTCTAGTAGCCTCCCACCACTTGCTGCCCATAATGGTTCTAGGTGCTAGACCATGGAGAGGGGCAGGGATGTTTGGGTGTAAGAGTAGTTCGGGCCGAGTAACTATCTTCTTTTGTCGAGGCCTCCTAGCCCGTGTCTCCTTCAACGACTTCTGAACGTAGTCAGTAAAGTCACTCACTTTACCCACCCCGTCCCTAGACAAGGAACACACCTACGCCCCTTGCTACTAACTCCCGTCCCTTGACAAGCGATGCACTCACGCTTCTTAGCTTTCTTGTGTTTCTTGCGTTTCTTTAGTCTAGCAGGAATTTTCGGCATAGTGGCTTCCTTCCTGTACCGTGTGCTAGAGCAGGGACTAGGGTAGCGGATAGTCTACCTGCCCTAGCAGTGACGGTACCAACTACAGGGCTTCTTGTGAATGGTCCTGGCAGGACTCGAACCTGCGATTGCCCTATCACAACCCTTTCGGTTGCTACCACACAGGACCAGTAGTAGCAGGAAGAGGGGAAGCCAAGGGGCAGACTTTTATCCCCTCCCCTGCTACCGTCGGCGTGTTACTCGTCGTCGTCGACCGTGATTTCCTGGAGCTTATCCCAAGGGATCACACCCTTCAACTTCTTGCCGGTCTCACTGTTCTTGACCGTAACAGTTTTCTTCTTACTGTTGACGGCAAGAACCTCGACCTCGATGGCCTTCTTTTTTCGAGGGGGCTTGTAGAGGAAGACCTCTTCCTTTTGAGGCGGCTCGAACTCTTCTTCCTCTTCCTCTTCCTCTTCCTCTTCCTCTTCTTCCCCCTCCTCTTCCTCCCCTTCAGCACCGTCAAGGGCTTCGGCCAGTTTCATCCAAGTATCGTACTCGTCGTCTTCAGGATCGATGCCCGCTTCCTTAGCGGCGTCGACAAGAGCGGTGAGTGCGTCCTCGTCACCAGCGTCTGCCTGTTCACCTAGCTCGAGGAAGTTTACTTCTTCACCTTCCTCTTCCTCAACGTCTTCAACGTCAGGCTCTTCAGGCTCTTCAGGCCCTGAATCGTCTTGAACAGGGGGAGCAGGGGCTTCGGTTTCGCCAGTGTAGAGCCCATTCCAGGAATGCTGGGTCATAGGCTCCATACCAGCGTAAGGGCCTTCCGTTTGCTTCTGCCCCTTCCAAGTGCGAAACCGGAACTTCGGCTTCTTCTTTTTGAGGGCTGCAAGCACGGTCTCCAACTCGTTGATCGTGATCTTCTTGGTGTCCACCCCGAACTTACGTACTTCGTTGAGCACCCACTCGATGTGCTCATCGACGGTCTTTCTGGACCGAGTGGGGGTATTACCAATCACTTCCATGATCTGAGTGCGGAGGCCTTTGGTTGGAATACCGTTGTACTGCTCTGGGGAAATGACCGAACCCGCTGCGATGAAGAACCACATTCCAGCGTTCTTCTTCCCAGGTTTGATCTGGGAAAGGCGGCAGTCGATGAGTTGGGCTACGCCCCCCTCGATCCCGGCAGGAAGATCCACGTTACCGTAGTTCGTGGCATCTCCACGGTGCTTTGCAACCGCTTGAGCTCCTTCCTTTCCCATGCTCGCTGCGAACTTGCTTTTGGTCTTGGTAGACGGCATTGTCACGCTCCTTTCATCAACTCTTTCAATTTGGAAAACGTAGGATTCACAATCGCGTCAGGCAGCACGGTTCCAACAGGGACGCGAAAACCTGTTTTGTAAACCGGATCTTCACCCACCCTCAAGCAATACTGAATCTTGCCGGTGGGAACGTGTTGAACGACTTCCTCATCCCCCACGGTGATTGTTTCCTTCCTGGTTTCTTCCCTTTTGTAACACTGACCGATATAGTCAGACGCTCCGTCGAGCCATGAAGCAACACCAGGAGTCAACGCTGCTCCCACATGGGGGATCAGCAAGTCGCTTTCGCTATCCGTATTGAACGCCCGTTCGTGGGCGATTATTATGATGGACTTCTTCTCAGAGTCTGCCAAGTTCAGCAGGAGTTGGAGTACCTCCATCGTCTTACTGTTGATTGGCCCCCAGTCAGACTTACTGACATGTCGCCAATCCTTTCGCACGGTGGCTTCGTGTTGGGTGTACTCGTTGACCACCCGTTCTTGCAAGCCTCCAGCCGTGTCTAAGACAAAGGAAGCGTAGTCTAGCTTGATAAGGGTTTCCAGTTCCTCCGTACGTTCTAGGCCGACAAAGTCTACCCCTTTCACGTTGGAGACACTCTTGGTTCCCCTTTCTATACCGTAACCGGCGACCCCTATAAGGAGCAGGGGCTTTGGAAAGGTACAAGCCAGTCGGGTTTTCCCGGTCTTGCTTTGACCGTAGAGCAACAACTTGATGCCCCCGAACGTATCGCTAACAGACCTGATCCTACCAGCGATCCCCTTCAGACTTTTCTTAGAGACACGTTTGGACCGTGGTTTGAGTTTAGTCACTTTCGGCATTGTCTTCCTCCAATTCTTTGAAGACCTTATCTGTTTTGGTAAGACCAGTCATACTACCACTGGCAAGGTACTCATCTAGGTCTGTGAACCCTCGCTTAGCGATGGGGTTCCAAATACCGTAAGGCGTCCGCCAATGAATGCCACTAATTGATTGAAAATAGCAATCTGGGTTCTCAACAATGCGTATCCATTCCCACCAGTCACACAGTTGCTCGAGAATAGGGTTGAGGAACTCCCGCTTAAATCGCTCCACATCAGCAGGAGTTACCTCAACCGGAAATCGCATGAAGTAGTGGTCAGGCTCTTCAGCGATAATTCCACCTAAACGAGCGTAGTATTCTTTGTCAGACTCTGGCCGTGGGGGTAGCTTCTTCCCATCTGGCCCCTTCTTACCAGCGTTAACATTCTTTAAGGGCCTGATACTACCCTTACCACCACTGAGCGGCCGACGAATGATGTTGTAGCGAACCCCGTTGAGTTTGCGACCCAAGAGCTCCATCGCACAAAGGTAGAACATTGTTTGCAGATCGAACTGGAGCTGTTGTCTTATCAGCCCATCATCCACTTCTCCTTTGGTCTTGTGTTCTACAAGGTAATGCTCTTTTCCAATGGCATCTTCACCGTCAACCTTTCCCCTCAGCCGCACTTTTCTTCCTGAAGGAAGAGTGTAGAGGACGCTGAACTGTTCCTCGCGGCTGATGGGCTTCAGACCCTTGACTTGGTTCTTTTTCCAGTAGCGGACGTAGATAGGGAATTGAACTTTGCAGACGTTGTACCACTTGTCGACGGCTGTCTGTTCCAGTGGATATCGCTTACATAGCTTCTTGGCATAGCTTGTAAGAGCCGTAAGCCAACACCCCTTCTTTAAGGAACCCTGATCTTTAGTACGTAGGGTCTCCTCACAAAGGTGGAACATATTACCGTACTCCAGCCGGCGTTTGAATACGTCGGCACTTTGGAGGCCCTCCACCATCCTAAGGCGGAAGCGTTCACGGCAGAACAGGAAAAGGTTCAGTTTGGACTGGGTGATACCGTCGTGTTCTGGGCCTTTCCAGACGGAAGAGGGGGTAGGGATTTTCGGCATGACTTGCTCCTGTAGTTGGGTTGTAGTTGGAGCCCCTATTATACAGCATGTAAAGGGGCGTTTTTTAGAAGCTACTCACGGTCTAAAACGGTAAGAAACAATTAGAAATTGTCACGATCGACCGCTTTATCAACAAGCCCTGTTGACTGACGTCTGCCCGTAGTATGGCAGCAGGGTGAATGATCTTCACTTTATGCTCTGCACCGTCGTACCACTTTAGATTCTTCGCAGCTAGTTCACCAACTGCTACTAACACACGAGGGCTAAACAATTCTAGCAATTCTTCCAACCGTGGACGACAGGCTTTGATCGCTTCTTTTGGGGGTTCATTGCTGCGATCAGGATCACCCTTGACTTCACTGGGAAAACACCCTACTAGGTTGCCTTTGCCGATGGTGGCTTCCAACGGCACGCTCTCTTTGATGATACGGTCCAGAAGGTGTCCCGCTGGACCCACGAACGGTTCGGCTAAGACGTCCTCACAAGCACCAGGGGCTTCCCCTATGAAAGCTATTTCACAGGGTACATTCCCTGAAGCAATAACTACATGAGTTCGTTGTGTGTGGAGAAGGCATCGGTCACAGTTCTTCCACTGTCGGTAGTGTTTTTGGAATGGTGTCATTAGAATCTCGCGTGGTATTTGAGGTAATGGGCTATGAGTAGAGCATCAGCTGTTTTCAGGGAGATCTTTGCCTGTGGGTAGAGTTCTTGAGCCTTCTGCCGTAACCGTTTTTTGAAACTGTTTTTGGACTCATTGTTCTTCCTACCACGGGGGCGTATAGAAAGGGCTCGCTGCCATCTCTGAGGACTCACCGCGATGAACGGTATTTTGCAAGCGGTAAGGGCCATGATTAGTAGACCCTTATTTACACCGAACTTGAATGAACTAGCGACCCCCTGTTTAGGCATAGAGTGAACGTCTTCAATAGCAGCCCTAATACTAGTTGTGAGAGATAACGGATTGCGGAGAGGGATTAGAGAGGATAACGCTTCAAGAATATCCTTAGGCGTGTCGGGCATCAGCAATAGAGTAGGGGAACGGTCCCTTACTAGAGCAGCTATGCCTCCGGCTTGACCAGGGTCTACCCCAATAAAGACCCTTTTAGCTGGGATTTTTGGCACGTTAATCCCTCCTAACCACGGTGATCACTTTTTCGTTAATGCTGACGTGTACGGAGAGACCTCGCTTACTGGCCGCTCCCCGTACTTGGACGGCCATGCTGTGCGGTTGGCAGAAGTAGTCTTCCCCTCTTACGAGCTTGAAAGACTTCTTGTGGAACCACTTGTCCCAAGGATAACGGATTAGAGGTGGGGCTTTCATCATTTAACCTTTCTTTTTATGTCAACGAATTACTGCATACATTATACATAGTATAAACCACTATATATAAGGTAAAAACAGCCAGCAAAACGCCCTAAAATTGCCGAGCAAAAAACGCTTGCATCGTAGTTGGTGGGCTGGTATAATAGCCCACGGCAAGTTATGCCCCTAAACTTACTATGTAAGTATAAATACAAGGCTAAACTGTAGAACGGTTTGGCCTTGCTTCTTTTGGCCTTAGTTGTTATAAGTAAGCACACAATACAGGGGCACGTTCCAACTACACCTTATTCACAGGAGAGTGAGTCATGGCAAAGTCGAATGGAGCCGTCAAAGGGAAGAAGAAGTCAAGTGCCAAGAAGAAAACCACCAAGAAGAAAACCACCAAGAAGACAAGTGCAAAGAAGACTACTAAGAAGAAGACTACGAAGAAGGGTAGGAAAAAGAAGGTAGGAGTAGCAGCAATTTCACCATTGCGTGACGACGAACGTACCGTGGTTTACCCCAAGAAAAGTGCGAAGCTTTACGCTGCTGAAGAGTCTTGCGGTATGTTTACCCAAGAGCTAGCTAAAAAGCTTTTGGGGTGGGAAGAGGAGTCTGGTAAAATCAAATTTGGCCAGGACTACCTAATCAAGGATGCCCACGGTAAAAAGATCCGTTGCAACAATGACATCATCAACCGTCCACTAAACGCTGGAGTTATTCTTACTCTGAAACAAGAGATACTCCGGGGTAACTGGGAGTATAACGGTGAAACCGTCATCATCGGCAATACGGGGCAAGTACTGAACGGTCAACACCAGATGATTGCTTTGGTGCTTGCTTGCCAGGAGGTAGAGAAACATCCAGCACGGTGGCCTTCTTGGACATTGGACATGCCAGCATTAGAGAAGTTGGTAGCTTTCGGTGTTAGCGAGAAGGACAAGGTCGTTAACACTATGGACACCGCCAAGCCCCGTTCGCTTTGGGAGGCGATTTGCCGTAGTGATATGTTTGCAGACATACCATTGCGTGGACGTAAAGCTGTGTCACGGTACTGCGAAAACGCTGTCCGACTTTTGTGGGAACGAACGGGGGCAGTTCTTGATGCTTATGCCCCCCGACGTACACATTCTGAGAGTCTAAGCTTTATTGAGCGTCACCCCAAGCTTTTGGAATGCTGTAAGGTCATTTATGAGTTGGAGCAGGGAGCCAAGACCCCTGTCAAGTTCTTCATTACGGGAGGCTATGCCGCTGGACTATTCTACCTGATGGGTAGTGCCGCTACCGATCCTGGTGATTACCAGGAGGCCATCAGCCCCAACGAGTCGTTTTTAGACTGGGAGTTGTGGGATAAGGCTTGTAGCTTTTGGACAGAGCTAACGCAAGACAAGCCGAGTCTTGCCCCCGTCCGGTCTGTGTTCAAACGCATTTACAACGATCCTGAAGCAGGGAACATTCCTAGGGCTGTCAAGCTAGCTATTCTTGTTCGAGCGTGGCTTCCCTACGCTTCTGAACTGCCCGTGGCAAGCAAGGACCTGTCATTGGAGTACGTTACTGACGAATATGGTCACAAGAAGCTACTAGACTACCCCACGGTAGGAGGTATTGACCTGTTTGATCAGGATGAGGAAGACATTGACGAAGATGACCCTACCCTCGAGGAGATCGAAGAACGTAAGGAAGCCCTCCGTAAAAAGAAGGCGTCCCGCAAGTCACAATACCGTAAGCAAGTAGGTTCTATGCAGGGTGACGAGTGGGGGCCTGGAGACACTTGCTGGGTCAGTGATCCCAGCGGGGGTAGTGAACCTTACTTTGCCACGGTGACAACTGACCCGTGGGAATCCGCTGTTGGTCCACTGGTGATGGTAAAGTGCAGCGAGGGGGTATTTGAAGAGCCCACGGGGAACCTTACCCTGGAAGACCCAAGTGCCGAAGCTGCCTAGTGTACTGTTGGCTAGTCAGAGTGTAGGTTAGCCAGGGGCAGGGGGTTGCACCTATGCCGTAACTCGCCCCCTGCCCCCTTTTTATTGTCGTAACCCCTTGCACAGACACCACTTAGGGAAAATTGCTGTTTTGGGGTTGCTTTACCCCTTACTAATACGTATAATAGGGGCACTTGCTAGGAGTAAGAAATGCTACCCAAAACCCCTACCATACCGCTGATTGGCAACCCCATATCAAGTATGGTATGTTCGGTAGCACCCCAGAAGGTAAGGCTGCTCGGCCCCCACCCCATGAGCGTTGAGAGCGTGATGGGTCACAGGGGACGCCCCACGGTACACAAGGCCAAGGGTAAGGCCAGGAATTGACCTGTAAGGGTAGCCGGAAGTTACTGGCGGACCACCAGTCTGAGAAGCATAGCTAATACCTATGCGGAGACCGTGGGAGGTTATACACTCTAGTAACGGCAAGGACCCCGACTAGTGGGCTAGACAAGCCCCACGGTATACCGTGGGGTTTCTGTTTGGGCTGGTTCGATTCCGGCCGGTCGGGCTTGCGGTTGTACCTTATATATAAGGTGCAAACCGTTTTGCGTTTTGCGGCTGCCTACATAGGTAGCCGTGCATTTTCTACCAGATTTTTTGACACCCTACACTACAGGAGATGCGATTATGTCTACCCCGAAAGAAAGGTTGGCTAACCAAGTTTCGAAGCGTCTGTCTCAGGCTTACTGGCCGAACCCCGAAAAGAACGAAAGCGCGAGGCGGGCAGCAGGAGATGCCGAAGTGGGCAAGCTGTCCATGGAAGAATTGCGTGTGTTCTTTAAGTACGTTGATTGTGGTCCAACTTACTGTATGGTCAAGGAGTACCTCGTGCAGCAAGGCTTCAATGTTGATGGATTGGAGAAGGCAAGACATGACAACATCGACACGTACATCATCACTGATGGATGTAAACTCAGGCAGAAAGGGAACGGCAAAACCTATCACCTGTTTGTAGTTTACTTCAAGTCACATAGTAGACCTCCCTGCTATGTACTCGCAGAGGATTCTGTTGGGGCGGTCAGTCAAGCTACCTGCGAACAGAACACGCCTTTTGATAAGCGAGAATACCTGTCTGTCATAGAGGTCCCGTTCCGTATCCGCGGATGGGGTCAGACCGAATTCTAGTGGCCTGCAACTAATCGCTCACTAACTACTCACTACTAACTACTACCAAAGGACCCCTACAATGAACAAGTTTCTCAAACACCTTCACAACGCTGCGAAAGCCACGGCCGAGGACGACATGGAGACACGTCAGCTTCTGTTCTCTCTGGCGAACTACCTCCAGTTCGGGGATGCCTACATTCCTCAACTGGTGGGGAACCTCGAGGCTTACTTGGAAACCGTGAAGCCACCAGTCCACGAACCGTTGGAACTGATGGCCGACGCGGACGAAATCGTTTCCAAGCAAATCCAGGACTACGCAACCTTACAGAGAGAAGGCTTTGCAGACCCGGACGAAGACGAGGAAGAGGAAGACCCCCTCGACAACCCTGACTATGTCGGCTACATGCGACAGGGATGCAACTTCGCAGAAGGTGCTAACTAGCCGCATCAAAGGTAGGTTAGGAACCTAAGAGTAAGCGGGGGATGGCCTCGTAATCCTAACCATATAGGCTCCCCCGCGTTTTTTCATCTACACTCAACTACAGGAGAACGATCATGTGTGCGAAATTATCCAGGCGGTCAAAACTCACTGGACCCATCCGGGCAAGGGCTATCACCGCTCTACAGAAAACATGGCAAGCAATCGGCTACGATGTGATGTCGGGCTTTGCTGCTGAGGCTGCTGGCTACCCTACCAGCGAACCGGACATGGAAGCGGCTGCTTCTGTTGTGCTGAACGAGGTCGACGTTCGAGAGTCGGTTTCCGCGTGTGGATTTGCTTCAGGCTACCCCGACATGTACGGTGACGACAAGCAAGCGATCGAGTGGTTGGAAGAACAGTCAACGGCTGTCCAGGATGCCGTACTCGCCGAAGCCTTTCCAGAAGGGAGGTACGGACTGTGATTACTAAACATCAAGTGGTTCATTCCTACTACCGTCAAGAGTTTCACCACGTTTCTCTCAAGAACGCGGATAACACCCCTGTCCGGTGCCGTGTCAACGGTAAGTGCAAAACGTGGAAGACTCGCCCCAACGAGTTTCGTCTCCCAGTCAAGCACGGTCTACGTGACTGCTTCTACATTGACCAGTCGAACGCTGGGGAATGGTACGATCCGGAGTTTCCGAATGGTGTTTACCCCGACACAAAGGAAGGGGTCTTGGAGTACCTCAAAACCGATTCCAGCCTGGACCTGGAAGATGCTACGGTGGTTCCAGACTCAGCCGTGGAAGGTGTTTGGGCGGTAGACCTGCCCGATGGGAGCCGGACCATCGTGTATCTTGCGGGTTACAAGAACCCGTTCGGCGAAGTGCGGGAGCTCAACGACTTTGAAACCGGCGAACAGCCGGACCAATCCTAAATCCTAACTGAAAGGAAAGTGCCTATGTGGATATTCACAACCGACGGTTTCTTTAGTATAGTCAGTCCCAACAGTGTGAAAGGGGCCAAGACTCGAGTCCTGGTAGTTCGTGCCAGGAAGGAGGAAGACCTCCATCGGCTGCTATGCCACCTGGAGGAGTTCAACGATGGAAAAGTCATCAACTACGAAATGACTTACGGTAGGGATTACCTTTTTCGAGCCCGTGTTCCTCGAAAGCTTCTCCAAGCATACTTGAAGAAGTATGTTACCGACCTTAATTACCCAAACTTCAAGGCAGAAGTTGAACGGGTGGACAAGCAAGGGGTTCTAGGTGGAGAACTCCCTGCAACCTCCGTGGACGATCGCATGGATGCATACCACCGTGTCTGGTCTATCCTAAGAGATTGGCAAGACAAACTCATTTCCCTCTGGGGATAATCAACGTTTTCGACACTACCTTTTGACACCCTACACAAAGGAGATTTACCATGACGGACAAAGAACGACTGGAACTGGCTATCGATCGCTTCAAGCAAGCACACAGTCTGATCCATACCGCAAGCACCCTCGTGGGAGGCGGAGACTACCCCAATCTGGTCAGAGGGACTTACCGTCTCGCACTCTTCACCAGATGCGCAGAAGGGGTTGGACTCTGCCTTACCGTCTTGACTTGGGTAGTCAAGGGGCTTCAGTACATTGTAGATCGCTTGGACAGGGAACCGTCCAACCACTAGTGAATTCCCACCAATCCCCCACGGTCCAAGATCGTGGGGGCTTTACTACACTTCACCTCTAGTATGGAGCAATCACGTGAAGACACGAACCAAGAAAAAGAAAATCAAAAAGAAGAGTTCCTTTGTGGCTGACATTGCCAAACAGTCAACCGTAGCTTCTAACCATCTGGTTGTAGAAGCCTTCGCAGGGACAGGCAAAACCTTCACGGAAATCGTGGGGGTTGGATGGGCCTTTGCGAACCACCGTTGGGAAGAGATCCAACGCAGGATCGCTATCCAGAAAAAGAAGAACCCCAAGACGTTCCGCATCACCCCCTCCGCCGAACAGGAAAAGGTCTGGTCTGCTTTTGCCGAAAGTGTAGGCAAAGTGGAGACCATCCAATACTCGGCCTTCAACCGTAGCATCGTTGAAGAGTTTCAAGAGGATTGGGGCTGGCTGGCAGAGATCCTGTCTGGGGAAGGCATTACCCTAAACTTTTCCACGGTGAATGGTTTGGGGCATCGAGCAGTCATGGGTTCCTTCAACTACCTGAGGCTGGACCGTGACAACGTCCAAAAGGTAATAGCCTCTGTTACTGGCCGTGACTTGTGGGACTTGCGACGCAACTCCACGGTCTTTCTCAAGGCAGTGACCAGTCTTGTGGATCTGTGCAAGCTGACCCTGACCGGCTGGACCGAAGAGGATGGTTTCAACGTTGAAGCTGTTACCCCAGATGTTCTCGGGCAGTTGGTTCGACACTATGGAGTGGAATTGGATATCAGACGGAAGAGGGTATTCGATCTCGTGCCACGAGTGTTGGAACGGTGCTTGTCTCCAGACTACCAGGGGGCTTTCGATTTCAACGACCAGAACTGGCTCCCGGTTGTCCTGAATCTACCCGTCCCGAAAGTCGACTTGCTACTGATCGACGAAGGCCAAGACTTGCCACGGTGCAAGCAGGAGTTCAGTAGGTTGCTGGGACGCAGGATCGTTCTGGTAGGGGATGTCAATCAGGCTATCTATGGTTTTGCTGGAGCAGACGTAGACAGCATTCCACGCATGAAGCTACTGCTTTCACCTGATCCAAACACTCCCATCGAGTCCCTGAGACTCACAGAAACTCGACGGTGTAGTCACGCTGTAGTCAAGGTAGCTAACAAGATTCTCAGGACAATCGCTGCTCACCACGGAACACCCTATGTCCCATTCACTGCCCACAAGGACAACTTGAAAGGCAGCGAAAACTTCTCCACCGTGGAAAAGTATCCCACCCTGGTCCAAGACGGGGATATGGTCCTGTGCCGCGTGAACGCCCCACTTGTCTCACAGGCCCTACGGTTTCTCCAGGACGGTCGTAGGGCTATCATCCGCGGAAGAGACTTTGGTAAGAACCTAATCAACTTTATCCAGAAAAAGTTGAAGGCTCCTACCGTCGAAAAGCTGATCGACAGGGTCGAGGAGTGGCACGGTGACGAAGTCTCCAGGGAGTTGCGTAAGAAGCCACCTAGCGAAACGCGACTAGTCACACTCGACGACCGTAGGGCTTGTGTCATTGCCTTTACGGAAGGAGCCAAAACGGTCGAGGATGTGGTAGAAAATATCAACCTCATCTTCTCCGGCAAGGTGTGTCCTAAGTGCCAGAACCACTTCTCAGAGGAACTGGACCGTTGCCCCAAGAAATCTTGTAAGACCGAGTTAGGCCCTGGTGGAAAACCCCGTGGTCCAAAGCTACTCACCCCAAAGGGCATCCTCTTCAGCAGCATCCACAAGGCAAAGGGGTTGGAATCCGAAAGGGTCTTCATAATCCTCAAAGATGCACCACTCCCCCATCCAATGGCGAAAAGCCACTGGTCGAAAGGGCAGGAGTATCATCTCAAATACGTTGCCGTGACTCGAGCGATCGAAAGCTTGATCTGGGTGGCTTAGTTTACTTGCGTCCCCCTCGGCCAGTCCCTTCACGGCTGGTCGGGGGTTCTACCACCAACTACAACCAACTACAACCAACTACAACCACAAGGAGTTTGAAATGTCACGTTACTTAGAGACAGCAGAGAGTTTGGGTGAAAGAGTCAGGGCTTTCCTAGACCTGATCAACAGGGTGACGGTCCCTATTCCAACAAATAAAGAGCCTGAAGTAGCCGTCGCTTTAGGGCATCTTATCAACCTTGCTGTACGGTGCAATCCACGACAGGCTCAAGGCACCGTGCGAAAGAACATCGTCGCTGTGGCGATGCGTGGCCTTTGCAAGGTCACCATGACCAAGGAGACCGACGAAAAGACCGGTCGTACCTACAACAAAATCCACATCCATCCCAAGAACTGAGGAGCAACCACATGGATGCACGTTTGAAGATCACTAACCTCGCAGGGCGGTTTCTGGCTTCCGTAGAAAAGCCAAAGCAACTCGCTGACGAAAAGCAAGCATTCCTGGAAAGGCATAGCAAGGCTTGCGACAGAGCCCGTATCATCTTGGAGAGCAATCGCAAGGACTTTCTCAGGGCTGTTGCTGCCCACTTTGGGGCCAAGATTCGTCCTGGCTTTCAATTTGTAGTCAGATACGAAGGTATGCCCATCCTGTTCGAAGTTACGTGGCCGAGTGATAGCCCCATACTTCGCAGGGTTCTAGAAGTAGACCCCAACACCGTTAGAATCTCCTTCGCTCCGATCGACGTTTTTCCAACAACATCAACCCCAACCACCGGAGGCACCGATGGCCCCAAAAGCAATCAAGCCGACTAAGGCTGAAAAGGTCGAGTACGCAAGCTATTGTGCCCTGATGGAAGCCCACGGACTTGTTCCCCGCTCCCAACAGGACTGGACTAAACTTCGCAAGCAAGCCAAGGAAAGGAAGAAGGCTCGTGCCAAAAGTCCCACCAAGAAGTAAACGCTACCTCCAAGTCCGCCGTCATGTGTGGCGAATCAATAACCGCACAGAAATTCTAGTGGGCAGGAAGTGGAAGCCATGCAAAGACTTGGCTACCGCCCGGAAGTACGCTGAGACTCACGGATACGACGGTATCCGTATCAAGCCTGTATAGCCTGTATACTGGTATAGGCTGGTAGTAGGGTGTCGCCCCCCGTTGCCCTTTGGGTAGCGGGGGGTTTTTTAGTGCCTATAAGTGGGGTATACCCTACTTATAGGGGCTACAGGGGCACCTATTACATAGGGTGCCATACAGCCACGGTGCCGGGGTAGGGCTTGGCATACTGGCCACCCCCATGCCTTAGCTTAGACAGCAAGCCAGGGGCCTTGGCACGGGGGTAGGGTAGGGTAGGGCAAGGGCAGGGCAGGGGCGTAAGCTGCACTAACTAGGGGTAACAGCCCCCCTACTAGTGTTTATACACCTATGAGGGGCTACTAGGTAGGTAAAGAGTGCGGCCCCTGCCCCACCCTCTCAGCATAAGCAAGTTGGAGCATACTTGCCTACTGATTCTCGCAGGTGAGACCACGGGCAGGGGGCCGCACATACATTCATGTTTTCCCAAGTCTGGTGCGGATGCAATCTAAGAGAGTTGCTGTTCGCACGGTGTAGGTGTAGTGACGACCAACTAGCTGGAAGCCACGGTTTCTGATTGCCTCCCGTTCTGCTTCGTTGGAAAGCCAATGATCAATGGTCCTGCGAAGCCTAGGAAAGTCATCACGTTCATAGGCAACGTAGTGAACACGGTCTGTAAACTCCCGGCTGAGACCTTCTGTTCTTGGGTGTAATAGAAACCCCCCACGACCCAAGATCTCATAGATACGGTTGGACCAGTAGTGACGACTAGGCCACGTATCTCCCACTACCACTTTTGCTCGTGCCAGGGCTCTATTCAAATCAAGACCCCGAACGTTCGTATGGTGGATCATCCTGGGACCATAGGTACGCTTCAACCAGCGGACTAGCTTTGTACGGCTGGGATGACCGGTAGCACCACCAACAAAGGCGACGTCGTGTAGATACTCTGAAGTTATCTGACCACCGCTGTTCTTATACTGAGGAGGAAGGTACATACGGTGGTGAGGTTCGTGGATGCCTTGACGCAGGACTTTGTGATTGGTGCGGTACGCATTGAACTCTTTCTGGTGACCTGCATCCGTAGTGAAAAGCATGTCTGCCCTAAACTGTTTTGGACGCTCGCTGCGACACCCCCAATAAAGATCCCAAATCCAAGCTACCGTGAGGATACGCTTTTCACGACACCACTCTAGGAGTCTAGCCGTATACTTGGGTTCTACCTTACTGAAGAGGACTACGTGGGGACGGTACTCTTTTAGGATGGTTTTCACGTCCTCAACAGATTGGCCCTTGTATCGCATCACGTTGCACCCGTGGCGGTTTTCCAAAGCCCACTGAACATATCGCTCCGTAGCAAAGTCCAGTTGGAACTTGCCGATATAATAGATTCTAAGCTGGTCCATGGCTTTCCTCTATGAACTGATCTGAATACGAACGGGAGAATACCAGTCAGGGCCGTACCACTTGGAAATAAAGGCAGACTCTGAATGCAAAAACTCTTTCTGTAGCGACGGTGGTAAGTGGAGGTCCTTTTGGTTTTCTGGAAGGCTGCCCGTACTGTTTACAGGTTTTGTCGTTAAGAACGGTCTCACGTTGAACCGTTCGTTGCACATGCGAAGGATTAGGATGGGGGCTCTTGGGAAGTCTTCCACGCGACCTATGAACGTGCAACCGTCGAGCATGTATTCAAAGGTCTTGGTGACTAACCCCGGACAAGTGCCTAAGATCGATTCTACCGTGGCTGGGAACGTGGGCTTCCAACAGGAGTTGAACTGCTTGTGGATTGGAGCAGTAGCACGATTGCTGATGCCGAACTGTCTCTGGTGGGTCCATCGAGAACGAAGCCACGGTAGGGGATGCCTGATAAAGCCGAAGCAAGGTCTTAACTGGAAGTCGATGGGCAATTCGGAGTAGCTACAATGGTAGACTGCGATAGCATTGTGACGGTCGCTTTCCCGACGCCTCCTACGCAAGCCAGGGCTCAGCGAAGCAGCTACGGTCTTTCTGAACCACTGTCCCCCGGCTCGTGGGACATGGACGAACACGGAGTTAGGTAGTACCAGGGCCATAGTTTTCCTCGAGGAAATGTTTGAAGGTTTCCGCGTCTTCGCGTGGATTCCACATCAACTCTTTCAAACGTTGACGGCCAGCAAGGCCGATAGTTTGATTGTACTCTGGGTCCTTTAGAGCCTCGATCGCCTTTTCCACCCCAGCTACGATTTTTGGAAAGCGTTTTTCCGGGGGCAGTTTCCAAGGGTCTTTCACGGCTAGACAGGTCACTCCAGGCTCGTATAGATCGCTATAGCCAGTTCGTTCTATGAACCGGTCTAGGACTATGACTGGACAAGCAGCGAGCAGGGCTTGATAGAGACTGTAGCCAGGACAGTCCCGCCCCTTCACGTGTACGTAGCAAAGGGCCTTTCGCAATGTTTGCGGGACTTTCGTTGAAGGGAGAAGTCCAGCTGGAGAACCGTGACTACCATAGAACCGGACTTTATTGCGTAGGGGCTGGACGAGACTACCGTACCCCCAATGCTTTACGTTGTGAACTAGACAGACTGGGGACTGCTCTGGCTTGTGTCGCAAGCATTCAAAACGACCACGGTCAACCATGGGAATGTAAGTCACGTATCGAGGTCCACTACACTTAGAATCCTGATAGTGTTTGTTGGCACCCAAGTAGGGACAAGGGGTTCTGAGTGGAAGGGCTTTATACTGATCTTTACTTAGAGTGGATCCTGGGATGCCACCGTTGATGTCGAACCAGAGTACCTTCCCGTTTAGGGTGGGGAACCGTTTACGGAGAGGGTAGTTGTAGAAGTGTTTGATTATGACAAACAGATCGATACCGTTCACGGTGTTATGTACTGGAAGTCTGTGGAGAAGGGGCTGTCGGTTGAATCTGTTGTAGGCTCGTAAGAGACCGTCTCCTGGTCTGAACACCTGATAGCCTACTGCTTCCAACATAGACTGTAGAGACTTTTCACAATCGTTATGGGGTACGGCAACTACAGCAGTTTTCATATCAAGCTTCCTCTTCTTTAGGGGGGACAATGAACACGGCCATCTTACTACGACGATCGTAGGGTTTTCCAAGCAACTCTACACAAGCCTGTTTCACCTTGAGTCCCCCACCGTGGTCGTTGTAGTCATGGACAGCTATGCGAGAAACTCCACACTCCAGGGCCGTTTTGATTTGTGCCACGGTGCCTTCGTAGCTATGATCCCCGTCGAGGTAAGCATACCCACAAGGTTGAGGAGTCCAATCTTCCACACGTTTCCTAGAGTGTTCTATGAGACGGTGGTAGGGACGAATGTTCCTGTAGAAGGCTCGAGCGGTCTTGTCTCCAGTTGGGTCACCCTTGTCGAAACCTAGGAAGGGGTCTACACTGTAGATAGGACGTCCCAGGTGGGCGAGTAGGACAGTAGATTTACCGTGGTAGGAACCCACTTCTAAAATTGGACCTCGTGTCTGCTCAGCCGTTCGGTACAGAAGCCACGCCTCGTCGAAGTTAAGCCACCCCGTCCCAGGGGTTTTCCTGAGAATAAGGCGGATCTCTTCGTGGTCTGTGTGGTGGAAGTTTTCATGGATGCAATCGGGGTCAAAGGGTTTTAGGAGTGGGGGCTTTTCCATCATCCAAGACCAGTAGTCACTATCTTCCGCCTTATTGTTATTCCATAGGGCATGATGGTATTCTCGCAAGTCTTGGGTGGAGAACCCCCAGTGAAGTACACGAACGCTCCCCGTGGATAAGGTTTGGAGGGAGTTGTTACACTGGCAGCAATAAGGGGAAGCTGTGAGCGTGTTACGGTATTCCCATCGCCAGGGGCCGACTGGGTAGAGCCGTGGGCGAACGCCGAGGTAAGGCTTGTCCATGCGGATAAGTAGCTCTCCATCGGTCTGTGCCCAGATGTTATACCAGGGAACGACATAAAGGGCACGGTGGTTCAGAAGCTTCTCGAGGAGTTTTGGAGCGTTCGGCTCCCACGTTTCATCTGCGTCGTGGGGGACTACCCACTCAGGTTCTGCAAGCTGTGCTAACTCCAAGGCTCGCCACCCGTCAGACTTGCGATAGTTGGTTTGATTGGTTTCAGTCCAGCCCACGGTGTTTCTAAAGCCTTGAATTTGATCGAGCAGGTCAGGGTTCCAAATGTTGTTGATGTGCCAAACGACACCCCAGTCCAACCGTAAGAATTCAGACAGGAGTTGGGGTAGGAACCTGCGAGCGTCAGGTTCGTGGATTGGGGTAACGGCTATCACCTTGAACTTCTTGTCTCGGCGGAAGTGTTCTCTAAGCTGAGGTCGCGGCCGCCGAAGCTGCTCTTTTAGAGCTACCTTGCTCATCCGTCTCGAGCGGAACCGTTGTGCCTTGTGCATCAGGTCTCTCCTTGCACTAATCGTTGGAAGGTTTTAGCACACTTAGTCCAATCGCGTGATTCAGCCCACGCTCGCACTTCACGGCTATGTTCCTTGATAGAGGAGCCTAGAAGTTCCTCACAGCGTTCGCGCAAAGTAAGGGGGTCCACACTTACCCACGGTAAGGGTCGGCGGATACGCTTACGTTCTTGTTGAACCGGGAGTCTTGCAAGGGCTGGAAACTCATTCCACGGTGGAGCGTCAGGGGTTATTACTGGCATACCACAAGCCATCGCTTCCATAGGTTCTAGGCCGAGACCATCGCAGTGATGAGGAGCAAGCAATACGCTTCCCACGGTGTAGAGGTAGCGATTACTTTGGATTGGGTCTAGGAGAGTACCATACTTCTTCCACTGTTCCCTTTGGTTTAGGTCACGCTCTTGGGAACTGACTACAAGTGGACTAGAGCCGACTTCTGAGAAGGCTTGCCTGACGGTAGCTGCCCCTTTGCGTCCCCTGAAGCCACCACTGAATCCGTTTATGAAGAGGTAGGATTCCAAGGTGTCTCGAGGGATAAAGGTGTACCGCTCGAGGTCAATAGGCCAAGGGAACATCACGCAGGGGTATCCCTCTTCTGAGAGGGTAACGTAACATTGGCGGGTTGGACAAATCCACAAGTCAACGTAGTCTGTCCACGGTTCTGTGGCAGGTTTTGGAGTCCACTCTAGCATGGGGACGCTAACGATACGTCCCCCACGGTCCTTGATAGCCTTCAACTGTTGGGGTTTTAGGAAGGGTGTTTCTGTGAAGAGTAGGATACCGTTGGGGAGGTCTACTTCTGTTGCTGGTTTGATGCTTTTAGGGATGGGTTGCTTGCCAAGAACTTTATGACGGATGACTCGCCAGTAGTCGATACCTACGTACTTGGCGATTTGACGGTTGAGTTCGCCGAGGCCGTTCGCACAACTATACCCGATCAGGGTGATCTCCTTGTTAGCCTTCGGTTTGGACTTAGGTCGGCTCGTTACCTTAGCTTCATCTCGCAAGAAGTCGACAATTTCCTGACCGCTAGTAGTGTAGGGAATGGTTGGGGTGTCAGCATCTTTCTCAGGTTCTTGTGGTTCAAGTAGTGGTTCTTCTTGGGGAGCCGTGGTACGTTGGAGTAAGACTTGGCGGTCCTTCTTCAGAATCTTCCAACCGTCGCGAACAGCTTTGGGAACCATTTGATCGCCCTTGCCAGGGGTAATATCGCAGTCGTCGATTAGGATCAAACTGCCCTTCGGCATCTTGGGGAGAGCCTTAGTATAGGCCAGTAGGCTGAACCTAACACCGTCTTCCTTGGCAGGGTGAGGGCCGTCTAAGTAGAGTAGGTTGATTTGCCCTTGGAAGGTTTCAAGGTAAGCAAGACCATCACCGTGGATTAGCTCTACGTTAGGAGCATCGTTAATCAAACGGCGAGTAATATCTAGGGCCTTAGCACTTGTGTCAAGCGTAATTGTACGATAACCGCTTTCAGCCCACTTTACCGTGGCATGGCCATCTGCCCGAGCAGCGATTGGTCTAGCGTCGCGGATAGCACCTATTTCTAGGATAGTGGGATTGTCTACGTTCTTGAGTAGGTCAAGGGCCTCCTTGAAAAAGAAGCGGTCCCAGCGGGGATTGGTCTTTACCTTACCTCGTTTGGGGTTGACTTGCCGTGGATCGTTGGCTTCTTCAATAAGTTTACGTGCATCAAAGTCGACACCGCGGAAGCTGTCAGCAAGGTCATGCTGACGATTGTCTAAGGTGCTTTCTGTGCCAGTGTGTTGAACTAGGGAGGGGTTATGTACGTACTCTCGCCACCGTGCATTTCGCATAGCAGTAACGATACCCCCGTCTATAGCCCGATGACCCCGTTTGATATTTTGAGGGCGACCTACTGTGTGAGACTGGCTAAGGAGGGTAGTCACAGCATCCTTACAGAACACAAGTCCAACGGCTCCTTTGCCACACTGATCGCTAGGATACCAGCCGATATAGTCTTTCGGGCAGAGGGTCAGATTGATTGGAAAGGTGTATAGGTTCCAATAGCCCGGTTGCATATTGTTATGCTGATGGGGATAGACAGACCGCTCGAGGTATTCTCGCAGGTGGGGGTAAGCTACTAGGTCATCCTGGAAAATAGCATAACGGTCTGCATGGGGGTTGCGTAAGTAGAGTTCCCAAAGGGCTAGAACCCAATTACCGAACGCTCGCACTTTTGGGTCACGGTAAGTAGTGGGCAGGCCAAGGGCTTTTGCTGTAGAAGAATAAGGACCGTCGACAAAGAGTCGAGGTTCTGGGAAGCCAGCAACTTCTAAGGATTTGAGGGTGTCGGGTAGGAGAGTTTCCAACCGCTCTGGGACCGTGGTGACACCATACTGCCAAACGACTTTTCCATGCTTAGTCATAACTTGCTCCAATGGACTAAGGGTGTTCTTGAGCCGCTTTCTTCCGGCTCCTCCAAATAGCTAGCCTCACAAGGTTTCTAGCTATTATACGATTGAATACCAGCTTGCGACGGGTGGCTTCCGTCTTCAGCCAGTCTATGATTGTTCCAATGTTGTTCGAGCACCAGTGACACCCCTTCTTATCCATCTCACGGATGTGGGCTTTGCATCGGCACTGACCATCTTTGGCATTGATGCCCATACGGTGTAGGAGTGTGCTGAGTTCTGTGCCTGGACCAGCCATTATCCTGTACCTGTTTCGTCAGAGCCTGTACCTGTCCCAGTTTCATCACAACGGTTACACACCCAGTCAGAGAAGTTCTCAGCAGAAATCTTACTCACGCAACCGTCAGCACCTACTAGTAGAACCCAATCGTTTAGGGAAGGGGTTGTTACTTCTGGAACATCGTGGATGTCGAAAGAGTCTCCGAGGGTTTCGCACGTACCCGTGCCAGTCCCCGTTTCGCTCTCTGTCCCAGTCCCAGTACCAGTCCCGGTTTCTCCACAAGTTGCACACGAGTCTCCTCCTGGACAGAAGCCCACCCACTCCCCCCACTTAGTTTTCATTATAACAATGAAAACGCTTGCGGGGATAGCCACGGCACAGCTTATATTATAGACCAGTTCGTTGAAAGCGTAGACCCGTTTAAGTTCAGCCTCTGACGATCCTCGCAGGATACGGTAAATTCGACAGAGGGCTTGTCCAGGAACGAATTCACCGTCGACTACCTCCATGACAGGTATACCGCCTAGAGGAGTGTATGCTACGAAGACTTCTGAGGGATACCATAGGTCGAGATTCTCGCTTGAGATAGAGGCGTTGAGCCTACGAGCAGCTTCCCTACGGATCAAGTCCTGTAGAATCTTAACGTCGTCAGCGTTCGGTAGATAAAATTCAGGAGGCATAGTGAGTTATCCCGGATAGACTTGGAGGATGTAACGGGCAATCCCACATTGACTGCGAATTGTGAACTGGTTTACAGGCAAGTTGGGGGTGAATCGTTGACACTCTCCTGGGGGGATTAGGAACAAGGGCTCCGTGAGTTCTAACAACCCTAGTTCTAAAACCTTCCCTTCTGCCTCTTCTAACTGTTCGGGCGTAGGGTGCCTTTGCAAGAACTTACCCTCGAGATTTACGATGCGAACCATGCTTGGATTTTCTACCCACTTCGGGTCGATGGGGGCAGCTTCTTCTGTGGCCTTCAACCGTCTCTTGTAGGGCTGTTCTTCAATGCAGGGTAAGCTCCGTTCAAAACGGCATTCGTCTTCTTCGACGCCTTCACCAACTAGTTGATAATAGACGATGTCTATTACCGTGAGGCGATCTGTTAAGTTGGTTGAAGGGGGTGGTCCTAGAAGGGCTGGATCACCATCGAACCCTTCCGGCGGAGGACCATAACCTACTGGGAGATCTTTCGGTTCGTGGGGTTTTTCGAAAAGAGGATCGTTGTCTTCTGGTTCAAAGTGTGGTCCTGACATTTGAAGTTGCTCCTTATCGTTCGAAGGCGTTGACGCTCACTTCGCAAGAGGCTGTATTAGCTTTTATGCGAAGACGATTAGTGTCGGCACCCGTGGTCCCGGTACCGGTCATGTATTCTCGTTGGATGTTTCTTGAGAGTTTGAGAGGTACAAACTCCATGGGGCCTAATTCGCCGAGGGGATAGAACTTAGACCCTTCAGGGTCCCAGATACCGTACTCTACATAGTTAGTAGGGTCGTGGTTCATAATCCAACAGAACCCTGGAGTAGTTAGCTGACTCAAGTCTACGTTGACCCCTGCAACCGTTGCTGTGATGGAGCCAGGGGTAGGGCCTTTCGGTACACTGGCCGTCAAGTCAGCCTTGAAGGTAGTGGGTTTTGTTGTGTGCTCGAATTGGATATCCTGCCCGGAATCTTTACGGATATGAAATCCACCACGGAATTCAATTTCGTCACTCATAGGTTATCTCCTTAGAAACTGGCTGGGATGCCAAGGATAAAGAAGTTAGTTTCTGGATAGTACTCGACGGGGGCACCGGGGATGTTGACTGGGTCGGCATCGTCTGCGATAGGAATTCCAGCACCGTTCAGCATCACGCGACCGTAGTTCCCCTGTTTGTCTTTGTAAGCTAGTAGATGGTCAGTCGTAGTCCAAGTGTCCTTGTCTTCTGGGTCCCAGTGGCCAAAGGCTTTCACACCTGAATCGATGGGACTGGTATCGAAAGTATCGTAACGGATGTCGAAGTCGAACCGTCGTGTGTAGTAGAAGTCGCAAGTACCGTAGATTTTGCGTTCCCAGGTTACGTTGCTGAGTTTGACGCAACGAGCACTCAAACCCCACATTGCACCGTCGTTGACGTTGTCAACCATAGCTGCGAACGTAGAGAGGCCCAAGGAGGCACTATTCATTTCTACCCAAACAGTTGGACGGTTGTGATCGAACTCTACCAGGGAACCTTTGACTAACTCACGGGAACTGGTAAGGATCGCATTACCATCTTTGTCCTTCTGCACTTCCTTAACATACTTGACAAAGGATCCACCGTATCTTGGTGGTTCTAACAAGGGGTCTTCAATGCTCTCATCCTGGCAACGGTTCAAGGGTTTCGTTGTGAAGGTCTGACGGACCCTCCAGTATTGCAGACTGTTTGTTCGAGAAGAAAAGTCCCCTTCTTTCTCCTTATGGATTGACACACGCATCTCAGGCGTGCAGAAAGCCCACGGGTCAAAGTCGTTGCCGAAGGCCCATGAACTACCTACAACTGGGAGGCCACTTGCTTGCATAACGACATAAGGCCCATCAGACCTCAAGGCCCTTACGATATGGACGACATGATAGGTGCGATGACCTTCTTGGTCACGGTCCCCACCCCACGTTGCTCGTAGTCCTTGAACAGTAGCAGACATTAGAGACCTTTCAGTCCAAGAGGTTTTATGATCCAGGAATTACCAGCGTCTTGGGACATTTCTACCAGGGCTTCCACTCCGGCAGCGATACGCTCCTCAGCAGTATTTGGGGCAGTAGAGACAGTGGTCTGATTGGTGGTAGTGGCAGTCCACTCTTCGTGTCCGGCAGTAGGTAGACCAGGAAGTTCTGGTAGGGCTTCTTGTTTCAATCCAGCACGGTACTTTTCCAAAGCTACAGCAGTTTCCATCGTGCCAGCCCCTAGAGCATCCAACACTTCACCACGGACAGTTCGGCTTAAAGATTGTAGCTCTTCCTTAGCACCCTTCACGGCACGCTTATAGGTGTCTTGTCCAATAGCCCCTGTTTCCAAGAGCGTGTCGAGTTCTTTCATCGAAGCGGCATACTTTTCTTGGGGAGTCATATACTGCTTTGTGATCTGGTTGCCCCGTCGCACGTACTCATTCCACTGTTCCATCTCTTCACTGGCTTCGCGGATGCCGTCTTGTACTTCCTCTAAGGCCGCTTTACCTTGTGCGGCACCGTCACTGAGGGTCTTCATAGCCTTACTCCAAAAGCGGGCTATGGGGTAGTCTGTGTTCGTGTACTGTTTTTGAACAATGTCTAACTTGACTTCTTTCACGGCATCTTCCGGGCCTTTGGTCAGTGCCTTAAGAGCATTTTGAGCGTCCATGAGCTTCAATTGGATGCTGGACATGCTGTCAGTAATATCACTTTCTGCATCTGTGAAATAGCTCTTGTAAGCACGATAGGCGTTGATGCTCCAGGCCTCGGTGTACTTCCTCAACTCCTTTTCTTGGGCCTTGAACTCCTCAGTCAGATCCCGGATTTTTGCTTCTAGGAGAACCTTCTGTTGCCGTCTCTGTGCTTCTTCCATTTCTTTGAAGCCACTGGTCAAACCAGTTATTTGACCCGTTGTTTGATCCACACTAATACCTAGATCACCGTAACTCTTTTCAAGTTCCACAATGATTGCTTTTGCCCTGGTCATTTCCTGAGTGTTAAGTTCGTTCTTCTGGGCAAGGTCTTGCAACTCCAAAGCGATCTGGTTGTTGTGTTGTATAAGAGCCTGTCCGGTGTGTGTTACTTTCTTAGTAGATTCACTGAACGCTTCCATCTCTCTGTTGGCGGAGTTTACCACGTGACGGTAGGCAACGTAAGCAGTAGTCAGCACGGCAAGGGTAGCAACGAAAGGATGGGCTGCGATGAGAGTCATACTGGCACTCAGTACCGTGAAAGCAGCATTAGCAGCCATAATAGCGATTGGCAGGGTTGTCCCAATGGAAGTGATAAGTGTGCTTACCATGAGCAGGGCTGGACTCACCCCTGCAACGACAGCACCTACTGCCACGACGAACTCCTTCGTACCGTCGCTTAGGCCCTTCCAAATCTGCATCGCATACTCGCCCCAGTCAATCAGTTCCCCCATGAACGGGGCAATCATGCCGCCAAGTTCGATCATAAGGGTTCTCATCTCTGCCATCGCAGCGTTCCACTGGTGCTTTGCCGTCTTGGCGGTTTTACCAAAAGCATCATCCACAATGTCTATGCTGTCAGTTACGTCACCGATGACTGCAGACAGGTCGCTACTAGCTTCACCCGTGAACTGGAGTGCAGCAGTTAAGCCTTCACTGTCAGTAAAGAACCGTTTGAGTGGAATACCAGCTTCATCAAGGGCATCCTTGAGTTGGAAGAGAGCCTGATCAAACGACATATTGCTGAAGTTCTCTTGCAACTTCGCTAGAGAAACTCCCTGCTCTTCCAAAAGCTTTTCCACTTCCTTGGCAGGCTTGTTCACGGCTCGCAAGACGCCCTTGAATCCTGTTGATGCGAGACTAGCGTTACCCGTGGTCTTAGTGAGGAAGGCGAGACTACCTGCGACTGATTCAAAACTGATGCCAAGGGACTTAGCTAACGGTAGGAGTTGGCCGAATTGGGGTGCGAAACTAGCAGCATCGGCCTTACCAGCACGAACAGCAGCAGTTAGAATTTCGACAGAGCGAGTAGCACTTAGATTCTCATGGCCATAGGCGTTCATCGCAGAGGTTGCTGCATCAGCGACACTTTTGGTGGAACCCATGCCGGAGGCGGCCGCTTTTGCTGAGACTTCTAAGGCTTCTAAGGCACGTTCCCCACGGAGGCCCGCTGAGGTGATGAAGAACATAGCTTCTGACAGTTCAGCGGGGGCTTTACCCACGGCTGGAGCTAGAGCTAGGATCTCTTCCTTGAAACCTTCCACGGTCTCAGCAGATAGGCCGACAAGCCCTTCCATTGTACTCAGTGAAGCCTGGAAGTTTGAAAACTCACTTCGGGCTTTGTAAGCCAGAGCAGTAAGAGGGGCCGTGACTGCTAGCCCCAAGCGGAGGCCGATGCTCCTCATCTGGAGAGCAGTCCGTTGCATGAGGCCACCGATACGGTTGACGAACCGTTTACTCTCTTGCTGAGCCTTCTGTAGTTCTTGTATGTACTGCGAAGACTCACCAACGAGGCGGATCACCATCCGTTCTAGTTCAGTTTCAGCTGCCATGATTGTGCATCGTCCCTTCTATTCTTGCCTTCCTTGAAGCTGCAAGACTGGTTCTGGCCAGCCACACTTGCTTGCTGAAGGCAGTAAACATCTTAGGATTTACGTTCTCTACAGGGGGTTTAGGAGTTTTGGTCTTAGAAGTTGGTTTGCGGAAAACGACTTTCTGCTGCTCGAGAGTCACCTTGCGAGCGTCAGCCGCTCGAGCACATCGTGCCTGGATTGTGCGTTGAGCTACTCTCATGAGGTAGTATTGCGTTGGAGTTGGATTGGTCCATTCCTTTTCTGACTGTTGCTCAATCCAGGCTAGCCTTACCGACATTTCACGGTGGCTGATCTCGCACATCACGTCCCAGAGGGGTTCCTTAACGTTGTAGTGATCTGCGAAGATCAGCCACCCCTCATGCCGGTTCAGGAGTTTTTTGCTGCTTCCTCACGCTTCTTGGCTTCTTCCAACTTCTTCTCGAGCTCCTCGACCGTGTCTTCCTTCTCCTCGAGGCCGCTTATTCGCTTAGCACGTTCGAAGAGGGTTTTGATCACGCGAGCTGGCCACTTATCCAGGGAGTTGATGTGTACCTGTTTGTCAGGTTTGCCGTCCTCTCCTTCTGTGAACAAGCACAGAGAGACAAGCAACTTTTGAAGGCCAGCCGGATTTTCTGGGAGTCCAACCACCTTGCCATCTTGGTTGATCTTCATGCCCTTCATTCGGGCGTTTCTGAAGTTCTGAGCGGCAGCTTCGTCGGCTTCACGCAGGATATACTTCTGGTCACAGACTGTGACAGGGATTGTAATCCATTTGAGTGTTGAGAAGTCGATGGGGGTTAGGTCTTGGTTTTGATCCATAACTTGCTCCTTTGAAAGTGTGGTCCTACCGTGTCAGGGTGGGTGTGCGAAGCCCACCCCAACACAGTGGAGAAGAAAACGATTTAGGTTCCGGAAACGTTTGTGAAGACTGGTCCAGCCTCGACGTTGTTTGTTGGATCCCAGTTCGTGCAAACGATGTTGACCGTGGCTTCCGGCGGTTCACCTTCAACCAGGGGAGACGGTTCGAAGCTTTTGAGGAAGCCCCAAAAGTCGAGCGTACTCCCGTCGGGGAAGTGAACGGTAACAGACCCTTCCATGTTGATCAGGGACAGGATCTGAGAGTAGAAGTTCGGATCGTACAGCACCGTGATTGGGGAGTCCGTCAGGGTAATGAGGGCCCTGGGAGCGAACGTTCTCCAACTGTCGTTGTGCATCGTGGTGAAGTCGATCTTGTCTCCACCGTCGTAGCCAGGGGGTTGGACTGTCTTTTCCCAAAAGGAGACGTCCGCATCTCTTGAAAACGCAATGAGACAAGAGTAGCCGTCATGTAGGGGGATCCCACCAGGACTTGACCGGGCAGTTGTTGAGGGATTTGCCATAAGTTTCTCTCCTACTAAGAAGTTTGTCGTAGATTTACAACGACGTTGATAGTGTAAACGTGCCTCTTACTTTGAGGTACTTCCTTTCCGACATTGAGAATTGGCCCCGTCCGCTTTACGTTGAATACAACGTAAGTGGAAGAGTCCAATGTAACCGTTTTCAACGCTATAGCATCTATGAGGACTGCGAGTGCATTCGCCTTTACGTAAGCGGCTGATTGATCATACGCTCTGATTCTGATCTGGGCTCCAGGGTGTTCATACACATAACCGCTCATCACTCGGGCCTTCAAGTAGCCCGTGGTTCCAGTTATCGTAATCACATTGTCGGGTGTCTCTGGTTCTCTAACGGCATAGATTGGCCAACTCCCACTATCATCAGGGTCAGTACCCCCTCCTAAGTTGATTAGGAGTTCACGCAGGATCTGGTCAGGGCTATGGTCTAAAGAACCACTCATACTTCTTTCCTACAGAAACCACTTGCTTTCAAGTTACCCGTATCTACTGGGACGACCTTTTGACTGTCTCTGAGTATACGAAGACCAGCTACATACAAAGCCTCTTGTACGGTGGCCCCCTTCTGCATAGCTTTCGCAGTCAGCTCGGTCAAAGTACCGTCGTTGGACAGGTTCCTAGCTGGTTCCTCGAGGTACTTGCTCTGCCCACGGTTGGGGGGATCCCAATAGTTGCCCCCGTGTCCAGCACCTTTTCTCGGTTGGCCCTTCAGTTTCATTTCCAGGTTCTCATGCACGTAGACGGCATAGCTTGCGGTATAGCCAACAATGACACTCTCATGGTTCCCATTCGGCGAAGAGAAACGGATCTTCGCTTGACGCTTCAAAGCACTAATCACTTTTTCCAGGTTGTCTACTTCCACTTTTCAATCCTCAACGAAAGGACGCTCTGCACATAGGAACCGTTGCACTGAACGGAAGGGGTAGTTAGTGCAAGTAATGACCACATCATAGCTAGTGTTCACGGTCAGGAGCGTACCAAGGTCTTTTGATCCTCGATAGTGACCGTTGCTCCCCTGGTAAGTCATGGAAATGTCTTCAATACCAGAAATGACAGTTCCATTAGTATCGTAGATGGAAAAGGTCATGGTCGCGTCAGTGATCTCCGTTTCTGTGGCAGCGTCTTGAAACTCCTCTACGAATACGTCAATCGAATTCTTATAAGGTAAGTAGTCAAGTCCCATCATTCTACTCCCGTCGTAGAGGGTTCATAGGTGGGGTCTAGGTCTACTGGCTCTTTGGCCACATAAGTTGGATCTATGCTTAGAGGGGCTACCGTGTAAGACCCTTCGACGGAGGTCTCAGGTGCCTTTTCATAAGTCCCCTCGATCCCAATAACACAAGCAACAGCCATTCCAATCACCCCCACATTAGCTTCCACATAGGTCCCATCGACACTAGCCACAAAGAGGACCGTCGCAACCCCATCCGGGGGCGGCTCAATGAGCATCGTCGCCCACTCTTCAACGGTCATGTTTTCCCACTGTTCGACCGTTAACGTTGTCCAATAGAGTTGTGTCATTTCTTCTCCGGTTCCGGCTTAGACTCGTCCACGTTAACCTCTGGTGCATTGTAAACACGATCCATCAGCGGGTAGTGAGCGCGACCAAGGCCAAGTTCCGGCACGATCTTGTCCAGAGCCTTGGTGATTGTCTCGTAGTCTCTTTTGTCCACCAGGACTTCTTGCCCGCTCTTTTCAATCGTGTCTGCCAAGATGCCACTGATAATCAATTCCTTCGGTGGTAACTTGAGTCCAGGGTGGGTAATCAGGTTCGCCAACGTCTGCCGAACCTTGATCTTCTCCACTGGACCGTCCACACCGGGCGGCACGTAGTCTCGCAAGTCAATCTTTCGCGCTTTCATTTTGCTCCTCGCGTTAGTCGGTGGTTGCGATGTCCGTGTCGATTCCAACGGGCTCTATCGC